ATAAATATCCAAAGTTGTTGTGTCTGGTTTGATATAACAACTTTTTTATGTATTTACTTTTTTAAACAAGTTATTAATAAATGCCACCATTGCGTAGGAACAAACCTGTAAAATTCTTATATTATGTATATATAATAATTGAAAATGAAATGAAAGATGTTTTATGTGAAATAGTATTGAGTATCGGAGCCAAACTAAATGACGTTTGGAGTTCTTGTACTGGTGTTGTTTCTTTTCTAAGTATGTGGCTTATGGCTTTATTGGCAACAGTTTTTGGTTTTTATAAGGAAGTGATAATCATAACTTTCTTCTGTATATTTATAGACTTAATATGGGGAGTTGCCAAGTCAGTTAAAATGGGCGGATATGCTACATCATATCTTTTAAAAAACACAATTATAAAAATAGGAGCTTATTTTAGCGTAATGATGCTCTTAATATCAGCAGAACACTTATTGCACATTGATTCAAAGGTATTCACAATAACATTTACCATCGTAATTCTCGTAACAGAATTAATTTCTATTCTCGGAAATATTGCAATTGTCAAACCAAGTCTTATATTTGTGAAAATATTAAGACGATTAGTCACTGGAGAAGTAGCTAGAAAGTTAAATATAACAGATGAAGAAGCAAAAAAACTTTTAGAAATATAAAGACATGAGCACAAAAAAAGACTTAGCAGAAAAAGAGCCAGAACAAGTACAGAATGAAATAAAGCCAAAAAAGACAACTGCAGAAAAAGGAGTTAAGTACTTCGAAGGGAAAGCAAAAGATGGGAGAGCTATAAAATTTCCTTATCGTAATGCAGAACAACTGAAAACAAGAAAGAAAAAATTCTTGAATTAAGAACTACCTCACAAAAAAAGAACGAAACATTAATTTGTATTCGTTCTTTTTTTATTACATTTGTAAAGAAATAATAAAAATTATTATATTATGGATACGGAAAAAGAAACAATCGAAAAGAACGACAGTGCCGAACAGAACAATGAAACAATAGTTGAAAAGAAGAAATCTTCATGTCTTAAAAAGTTATTTGCAATGATATCTATGAAGCAGAATAATAGACTACTTGAACATACATTAGTAAAGACAAGATTGCTTGCAGATATTGCAGAACAGAGATGTAGATATGCAGTATATGAATATCAGAAATTAGAGATGGATGCAAAAACAAAGAATGTAAAAGATCAGTAATCATGGCTAATTTAGAATTAAATAAACGATTAGTAAAAGACGTACAGAAAAGTCTTGGATTTGTTTCTAATGACATAGATGGTATAGTCGGACCAAAAACTCGTTCTGCAATCGCCAGTTACCAGACTAGAAACAATTTGGTTGTTACTGGTATTATAAATCAAGAACTTATTGAATCTTTAGGTTGTATTGATACAGACAAGTCTAATAGTGTTTATACGATTAATGGAATAAAATTTGAAAATCATTTTCTTGATAAGGACGAATATATAGATACGGAAATAAATAAAAATGATTATTTATTTCTTCACCATACTGCAGGGTGGAATAACCCATTCAAGACGATTGATGATTGGAATAAAGATGATCGTGGAAAGATTGGAACTGAATTTGTTATAGGAGGTCAGAACATTAAGACTGGAGACAACTCCTATGATGGTAGGATTGTGAAGGCATTTCCTGATGGTTGTAACGCTTATCATTTAGGTTCTACTGGTTCTCAATATATGAATATCCATTCTGTTGGAATAGAAGTTTGTAACTTTGGTTTTATCAAAGATGGTAAAACATATGTAGGTACACCAGCGCTTGAAGAACAGATTATAACTCTAAACCAAGCATTTCGTGGTTATACTCAATGGCACAAATACAGTTACAAACAATTAGAAAATCTACGTTATTTAATTTTGTATATCGCAAATAGAGATAATATAAATGTCCATGAAGGAGTTTATCAATGGATAAAGAAAGGAGTAGATAACGCTTTTGCTTTTCATAAAGAGGCGTATGATGGAAAAATAAAAGGTTTGTTATTTCATTGTAACGTAAATAAGGAGAAATTTGATATGTTTCCACAGCAAGAATTAATCGACATGATTTTAACATTATAGAGATGGCACTCACTAACGTAGTAGATAAAACAGTAAAAATGGGATTAGACGACATTATTTATTATCAAATAATGACATTCTGTTATTTCAATAATATACCTATTACTAGAGGTGAAATAAGATGCCTTGTGGAATTATCAAAGGTTGAATTTATAAATAATGCAAAATTTTGTGAACTTCTATCTCAAACCGGTATTTTGAAATCTATTCAAACTGCACGTAACTTTCTTACTAATTTAAAAAGATACGGGATGATCGAAAAAGACACTAAACATAATATCAGAATCAATCCAAATATATGTGTTGTTACAAGTGGAAACATATTACTTAATCATAAAATCATATTCTATGAGGGAAAAAAGTGATTCTTTAACAAAATTTTACGAGGAAACAGCAGAAAAATTAGGAATAGAAAAGACTGTTGTAAAGGAAGTGATAGAAAATTATTATACTAGCATAAAGCATGCAATGGAAGATTTCAGTCATGAAAAAATTGTTATTCCAAAAATAGGAACATTTTACGTTAATTGTCTCTATCTAAAGAAAAAAATCAATAAATATAAAACAAGACTCAGTTATGCAAAAAAAGAATCACGTATTGAGCAATTCACTAAATACAAAGAAAGAGCAGAATATCTTTTCGACCGCTATAAAGGAACGTGGAAAAATCCGGGAAGGCTTAAAAAATACTTTCGAGAAGAATGAATATGTTGAGCAAATAGCAAAACAAAGACTTGAAATCTGTGGGACGTGTAATCATTATAGTTCATTGACAAAACAATGCAAACTTTGTGGTTGTTTTATGTTCATTAAAGCAAGAAGTATGTCAGCATCTTGTGCAGCTACAATGAATAAAGAACCAAAAAAATGGGAAGCTGTAATGTCAGAACAAGAAGCCTATTCAGAAGGTTATAATGAAATTTTAAAAACCTATATAGAAAAAATCGAATAATATGAATATAACCTTTGAAGAATCGAATCACTTATATAAGACTGTAGATGATGAGAATTTTAAATGGATTTCAGCTACTACTTTTATTAGTAAGTTTCATGAAGAATTTGACCAAGAGAAAATGGCTAGGCAGTGCTCCGAAAAAAAGTCTGGCAAATATAAAGGAATGACTCCAGAATCTATAATAGAGGCATGGGAAGAAGAAAGTGCTAGAGCTTGTGAAATGGGTACGAGATACCATGCACGTCGAGAACTTGAAACATTAAATTGCAAGACAATTGCTATAAATGGGATTGATGTTCCTGTATATCACAATGTTACAATGGACGATGGAAAGAAAGTATCTACTTCTCAAGTTCTTAATGAAGGAGTATATCCTGAATTTTTGTTATATCTTAAAACTGCTAGTATTTGTGGTCAAGCAGATAGAGTTGAAGTTGTTGGTAATAAATTAAATATCAAAGATTATAAAAGCAATAAACATATAGACAAAGAATCTTTCAATGGAAGAAACGGAAAGAAATATATGCTTGTGCCATTAAAACACCTTGAAGATTGTAATTTTAATCATTATCAATTGCAATTATCATTGTATATGTATATCTTGCTAAAACATAATCCACAATTAGAACCTGGAACATTGGAAATTCATCATGTGGAATTTGAAAAAAGTGGAGAGACAAAATTAGGGTTTCCGATATATCAATTAGATAGTGATGGTGATCCGATTGTGAAAAAATTAACAATCTACGAATGCACTTATTTAAAGAATGAAATTAAAGCAATGATTGATTATTCAAAATTACATCCTGAAATACTATTATGATAGACATTTTTGACATCGAGAACAAGATAGTGATTCCTTCAAAGAATTGCTATTTAATAGACTGGTTAAAAGTAATAATGGAAAAATATCCTAACAACTATATAAAGGTCTATTCCTACATATTTTTTATGTCGTGTACGAACAAAGAAAATCCTTATTTCAATGTCAAGGAAACAGACAGAGAAGAAATCGTGAGGAGAGATATTGATATTGATTTTGATACTGATGATATGGACATAGAGTTTGCTATTGAAAGATGCAAGGAACTATACGAAACAAGTTTACAACGGTTTTATATATCGTGCAAAAATAAGATAGATAAATTCTCAGAGTATCTTGACCATAATGAAATTACGGACGGTAGAGAAGGAAATATCACTCAGCAATTAAAAGTCCTAGAGCAATTTGAAAAAATTCGAGATAACTTCAAAAAAACTTCTGCTGAGTTTGAAAACGAAACTAATAATTTAAAAAGAGCAAGAGGTGGACAAACTGTTGCTTATGATATGAAATAAAAATGGAATTAGAAGAATTCAAAATAGATATTCCAACATGGATAGATGGAAAGTGGGTGTCTGATACCCACTTTTCTTCAATTAGTGCATTTAGAGAATTTGTGGTTGGGTTATTCAAAGAACCGGGAATGTATGAATTTGATGAAACGTCTAAAGAATTTAATGCAACGGCAAGAAGATTTAAAATGGACAAATCATATTGTTCTGCTCCTTCCGGGACAAAAGATTTTATTGATTACTGGGATTCAGAGAAGGCAAGATGTGTTAATGGTGCTATATATAAACATGGGGATAAAATATGGTATTTACCAAGAGAATACTATATGTGGTTGAATTTTCTTCTAATCAATGATAAAATCAAAAAAAGGGCTGATTTCGCTTTAGTCTGGGATGTCCAATATCACATTGCTCTTTATGAACTGCTTGCTGAGCTATTTGGCAAACATGTTGCTATTGTAAAGAAACGTCAGATTGCATCTTCATATTACCACGCTGCAAAATTGATAAATCGTTTATGGTTTGACGAGGGTGCTGTGTTACGTATTGGTGGTAGTCAGAAATCCTACGTACAAAAAACATGGACTTTCCTTGATGATTATAGGGATTTTCTAAATGAACATACAGCATGGTATAGACCTATGAATCCGGGAGAGGTATTGAATTGGATTCAACAGGTTGAAGTTGACATTGGTGGACGAAAAGTAAAGAAGGGATTGAAAAGTTCATTAACGGGAACATCTTTCGAGAAAGATCCGACAAAAGGTGTAGGCGGTTTGACAACGGTATTCTTTCATGAAGAAGGTGGAATTGCACCAAAAATGGATAAGACATATATCTTCATGAAGTCTGCAATGGAAGCCGGTGATTTACAGACTGGACTATTTATTGCAGCAGGTTCAGTAGGTGAATTAAAACAAGCAGAACCATTAAGACAAATGGTATTTTATCCTGAAAAATATGATATTCTTGCTGTAGAAAGTACGTGGTTTGATGAGAAAAGAACATCACGTAAAATGGGATTATTTATTCCAGAACAATGGTGTATGCCACCATATATTGATGAATTTGGTAATTCGGAAGTTGAAAAAGCAATGGAAGCTCTGAATATCAAGTTTGAGAAATGGAAACAAGAAAAAGACCCAAAAGATTATCAACTTGAAATTTCACAGCACCCACGATATTTAGCAGAGGCATTTGCTCATAGAGAAGAATCTGTCTTTATGACACATCTTATAAAACAACAACAAGATAGAATTGGGAATAATGACTACCCATCATATATTGTTGACCTTGAAGAAAATACAGAAGGAAATATTGTATCAGTCTCAAGTAGAGCAATCCCTATTTCAGATTTTCCAATAAAGAAAAACGAGAAATTTAAAGAAGGAGCAATACAAGTATGGGAAAAACCAGAAGAAAACGATGGGACTTTATATGTAGCATCTATTGACCCTGTAGCTGTAGGCAAGACCTCAGAATCAGTATCACTATGTTCTATTGTCATATATAAACTTCCAAGACGAATAGTAAGGACTGGATTGAATGGGAACATAGAATCTTTTCGAGATGGCGATAAAGTTGTTTGTACTTGGTGTGGTAGATTTGATAATCTAACTTTGACACACAGACGATTAGAATTTATTTTACGTTGGTACAATGCACGTGCCATAGTGGAAAATAACGTTTCTTTATTTATTCAATATATGACACATCGGAAATTAACACATTTACTTGTCGAAGAATATGAAATGGGATTTAATAAATCTGGATCTACTCCTTCAACTAGTTTTGCAAAAGTTTACGGTTGGCGAAATGTTGGTTCGAGATTTGAAAATGATATTTTACCAAATCTCGTGGCATTTACTGAAGAAGTTATTGACCAAGAGATTGATGAAAATGGTGTTGTTAAAAAACAAGAATATGGTATTTCAAGAATACCTGACCCAATGGTTTGCATTGAAATGTTAGAATATAGAAAAGGATTGAACGTCGATAGATTGATTTCTTTTGGAGCATTAGCTACTTATGTTGCTATTTTAAAAGCACATCGTTCTGAACCAATTGTTGAAGATTCAAGAACTCCGGTATTGGAAAAGAACAAAAATTTGTATAAATTAAATAATAGGAGTTTTAGAAATATAGGTAATCTTTCTTCAACTCAGACTAAAAAAATAAGAAACCCATTTAGAAGTATACGATAGTATGGAATTATACAGTTCATTTGACCTCAAGAAAGGTGCAAAGATAAAAGAAACCGGGACTGGTTGGGATGAATTTTCTCAACCATTGCAATTCTTACCAATTAGTAAAAAGACTGAAGAATGGACAGCTCATAATATGGATTGGTTAGAAAGAAACGGACTTGAACAAATCAAAAAAAACGCAAGAAGATTAATGAAGAACTATCGTCTTGCTGATGGTATTATTGATAAGACTGATTACATTCCTGAAGAAAAGAATGATATGAATGAATTGGTTAGTACATTAGCAAAAGATGATGAGTTAGAGTCAATGGAACTAAAATTCTATCCTATTATTCCTAATGTAGTAAATACACTAATGTCTGAGTTTTCTGCACGAATTAAAAAGATTTCTTTTAGAGCAAAAGATGAATATACTTTTAATGAGATTGCTCAAGAAAAATACGAAGCGATAGAAGATGTATTGCTTAAAAAAGCAGAAGCAAAATTATCAAAGGAATTTCTTGAGATGGGAGAATTTAACGATCCACAAGTAATTCAAGAATGGCAACAAAAGATGAGTCCTGAGAACTTAAAAACATTACCTGAGATACAAGACTTCTTTGCCAAAGATTATCGTGTCATAAGTGAGATTTGGGCTCAAAAACAGTACGAGATTGATGAGAGCCGTTTTAATATGGAAGAACTTGAAGAAGTTGCTTTTAAAGATCTACTCATTGCTGATAGAGAATTTTGGCATTTTAAAATGCTCGAAGATGATTTTGATGTAGAAGTATGGAATCCAGTTACTACATTTTATCATAAGTCACCAAAAGAAAGATACCTTTCAAATGGAAATTTTGTTGGCCATATTGAGATCATGACTGCCGCAGATATTATTGATTCCTATGGTTGGAGAATGTCTGAAGAACAATTGCTTAAATTAGAAAGAAAGGCATTGCAAAACTCACCTAGATACGTTCTTGGTGGATATCAAAACGATGGCGCTTACTATGATGCCACGAAAAGTCATCAATGGAATACGGAAGGTCCTTCTCTTGGCATGAGACAAATGTTAAGTACTAAAACATTCCATGGGAGTTATTATGATACTATAGGAAAAATCTATGAAGATTCTGAAGATGGTGATATGTTTGAGGATGAAAATATGTTTAGAGTGACAACTGCATATTGGAAATCTCAAGTTCGTATTGGTCACTTAACGAGAATAGACGAGAATGGTATACGTGAAGAAGCGACAGTAAGTGAACAATACAAAATAACAGAAAAGCCTATATATAATACAAATTTCATTAAGGAAAAAACTGCTGAAACTCTCGTATTTGGCGAACACATTGAATGGATATGGATAAATCAAGTATGGGGAGGTATAAAGATTGGTCCAAATACACCAACAAGTTATTTCGATAATGGAGCTTCTCTTGGAATAGAACCAATGTATCTTGGAATTAATAGTAATAAGATTGGTCCAATGTTGTTTCAATTTAAAGGAGATCGTTCTTGGGTGGGTTGCAAATTGCCAGTAGAAGGACGTATTTATTCTGATAGAAATACAAAATCAATGTCTTTGGTTGACAAACAGAAACCTTTTCAAATAGCATATAATATTGTCAACAATCAGATTGCCGACATATTAGTAGATGAAATCGGAACAGTTATTATGCTTGATCAAAACGCTTTACCGCAACATTCCATGGGAGAAGATTGGGGGTCAAATAATCTAGCAAAGGCTTATGTGGCGATGAAAGACTTTTCTATGTTGCCTCTTGATACCAGTTCCTCAAATACTAAAGGTCCTATAAATTTTCAGAATTATCAAAAATTAGATTTGGCACAAACTGAACGACTTAAATCTCGTGTAGATTTGGCTATATTCTTCAAACAACAAGCATACGAACAGATTGGTTTAAGTCCGCAAAGAATGGGACAACAAATAGGAACTGAAACTACTGCTACTGATGTAAAACAGACACAAGTAGGTTCATTTAATCAAACAGAGAACTATTTCTCTGAACATTCAGTACATTTGATGCCACGTGTTCATCAGATGAGAACAGACCTTGCACAGTACTATAATTCAACAAAACCATCTATTCAATTGCAAATGACCAATAGCAATGATGAAAGAACAAATTTTGAGATGAATGGAACTGATTTATTATTACGTGATATTCATGTGTATTGTACTTCTAATGTTAGCATGGAACGTATACTTGAACAGATGAAACAGTTTGCTTTGAATAATAATACAGCCGGTGGTTCTATCTATGATATTGGAAGGATATTACAAGCTGATTCTATTGGAACACTTAATATGATTCTTAAACAATCAGAAACACGTCTCCGAAATGAAAAAATGCAAGAAACACAACAACAGCAACAAATGGAACAACAAATGTTTGAATTTCAAGAAAAAGCAAAACAAGAAGCTCGTGCATTTGAAGCTCAAGAGAAAGCTCTTGATAGAGAGAATAATTTAAAAGTTGCTGAAATAAGGTCAGCTGGTTTCACTGGGCAACAAGATTTGAATAAAAATAATATTAATGACTTTGATGATCATATGTTGAAAATGAAAAAAGCCGGACAGATAGATTCACGGATAGAATTGGATAAAAACAAAGCAGATGTTCGCAATCTCCGTGACCAAGAGAAGATAGATTTGAGACGTCAAGAGTTAGCAACAAAAATGGAAATGAAAGAAAAAGACCTTGCTATAGCTCGTGAAAATAAGAATAAATACGACTTTGGGAAAAAATAATTAAAAAAGTTTGTTTTATTAAAAAAAGAAAAATATATTATATATAAACCAACTATATTTAAAAATGACAGAGAATAAAACATTTAACTTTTTTAGCGGCCAACAGGACCTGCCCTTGGATAAGATGCTAGAGAATGCTTCCGAGAAAATTCAGGGAGCAGAAAAAAAAGATTTCTATAACCTCTTTGATTCGAAAGACAAAGATATTGAAATGATTAATCATCAAATTTCGACAGAAGGATTTGGCGTACCAAAGAAAGATGACGATAATAAAGATGAGAAAGAGAAAAAATCAGATGATACTGGTAAGACGACTCTTGAAAAGGATGATAAAGGAGAAGATGGAAAGAAAAAAGAAGATGAAGTTACAGATAACGAATCTATTAATTTCAATAATCTTTCTTTTAATCATTTAGTAAATGAAGAAACTGGTGAAGATGGAAATAAAAAAGAAACAAAAACAAGTACCGTTTCTGAAGGATTAAAAACCATCTTAAAAACTATGATTGCAGATGGTAAACTTATGCCACTTGTAAATGAAGAAGGAAACGAAGAGGACATTGACACATACAAAGAAGAAGACTTTCAAGCACTTATTGATGCCAACCTAGTTCAACGTAACGAAGAAACGGAAAAGAAAGCTTTGCAAGCAGTATTTTCTACTTTACCAAAGCCATTCCAAGATGCTTTCATTTATTACATGCAAGGTGGTAAAGATATTATGCATGTTGTTAATACTTCTATCGAGTCGGAAAAAGCTAGTAAGCTTGATGAAACTACTCCGGAAGGACAAGAAAACATCGTTAGACAATTTTTAACTACTTCAGGATTTGGAACAGCAGAAGAAATTGAAGACGAAATCAATACTCTTAAAGATTCTGATAGACTTGAAAAGAGAGCATTGCAATTTAAACCGAAATTAGTAGACGTTTACAATCGAAAAGTTGCTGATGAGAATCAAAAGGCATTACAGCAAAAAACTGAACGTATTGAGAAATGGCAGGGGTTCTCTAAGGGAGTATATGAGGTTCTTAAAGACGGTAAAGTAAATGGATTTGAGGCTTCTCCAAAAGTTCGCGAGATGATCTATAACGGCCTTTGCCAGCCATTAAAAAGCGGAAATGACGGTACACTAACTACTAAGTTCGATATATTGCTTGATGGTTATAAAGATAACAACACTAATTATGGAGTATTATCAGAAGTAATGTGGTTGTTATCTGACCCTGAAGATTTTCACGAAACAATGAGAAAGAATTATAGCAAAGAGGTAACTGCATCTACAATGCAGCAAATTAAAGCAGAACAAATGAGAAAGAATGCTTCAATGCAAACTCAAAATCCCGGTAATTCACAACGTAGAGGAATACAGAGACCGAAAAGTATTTTTGATAAGTAACAATTAATAATTATAAAAAATGACACCTAGTTTAAACAATGGAATTTTCCTACGTGAATCACAGCTTGAAGCTGGTTCACACATGGATTCTTACCACTTACTAAACATGTTTAGAAACTCGGAGCCAACGGACATGGGACCAATTGATTTTTGGATTAATTCCCGTACCGCTGAATCTCCGTTGTATAAACTTGCTTATGCAGGAGGTAAGAACGTAGAGTATGTAACGGACCCACAAGGTCGTTTCAAGTGGTCTACACCTATCGCAAAAGACCTTCCTTACATTGTCGAGGACATTGATCCAATCAACAATGCAAAAGGTCTTGGTAATCAAAAGTTCAGAATCAAATTGAACCGTCGTGAATTTGGTCGTGGAGACATTATCACTTACGATAAGTTCAATGGAGTCGAACTTTTCATTTGTCCTGACGAGGACATCTTAAACATTGGAGATGCTTACATCTATACTGTTGAGTTAGTGAATAATGCACCTAACAAGTTCCTTGACAACAAGTTCTTGAAACCGGGTACAAAATACTTCCGTAAAGGTTCTGCAAAGGGAGAAAATGGAGAGTACTTTGCCGATATGAGAACTCAAGTTGGAGAACGCGAGTTCTTTAATTATGTAGGTGGTGCAGAAGCACACGTAGAGTTTTCTATGTCTCAACGTGCAGATCGTATCGCTCGTTATGGTTCTAAAACGAATTCTCCTCTTGACATCGTTGAGATTTGGGACTTCACTCGCGATAAGCAATTAATGGGAGATCCTTCAATTGCTTCTTTTGAAGATGCTGTCCGTAAATTGGGAATGAATGAATTCAATAAATCTCGTGAAAACGGTGATATCCGTGGTTCATTCTTGTCAAAAGCTGAAGCAGCTCACATGACTAAAATCGCCAACGATATTGAAACATATACGTTATGGGGACATGGTGGTTTGATTACTCATGCTGATGGTCCTGAAAGTATTCGTATGTCTGTCGGACTTTGGAAACAATTAGACAATGCAGGCAAGTATATCTACAATAAGTCGTCTTTCTCTATGGAAATCTTCCGTAATGAGATTTATAACTTCTTCCGTGGACGTACTAAGTTTGATAAGTCTAACCCTACTGCAAAACTTGTTATTCAAACAGGTTTAGGTGGAATCCAAATGGTTAACGAAGCTATCAAACGAGAAGCCGTAAATGCTTTTGGTTCAGCTATTGACCCAACTAAGAGTGGTTTAAGCGCTATTTCTGGAGATGCTTTGAACTTGAAGTATGGTTATGCGTACACTCAATACGTTATTCCATGGTTAGCTCAGATGGAGTTTGTTATCAATCCAGCTTTCGATAACGAAGAAACTAACGAAATTGAGAACCCACGTATTGACGGTTTCCCATTGTCATCTTATTCATTCATCATTTTTGATGTTACGAATAACGATAATGACGATAACATCAAATTGTTGAAGTATGGTCCTGACCATGAATTAAAATGGGGTTATCAAAACGGTAATGCTTCATACACTGGTCAAACCCAAGCTTTCCAATCAAGTGGAAACTTCTCAGGCTACCGTGTTTTCATGAGTCAAGTTTATCCTGCAATTTGGGTAAAAGACCCTACTAAAGTTTTAAAAATAGTGATGAAGAACCCAATTACTGGTGGAACACTATAATAACAAATGGAAGAGAGTATCGCCAACTCTCTTCCATTTTCTTAAATTTACGAACAAACCAATAAATAAATAAGACATGACAAAATCAACTACAAAAACTAAACAATCTCAACAAGAAGCAAATGCTTCTGAGAAATCAATTATTGACTTTTCTGTATCTGTTGCTGACGATGAAAATATAATCAAAGATATAAAAGAAGAAAAGCCAGAAACTATTGTATATAACCGATTCAATTCGTTAGGTACTATTTCAATAAAACCTTTAGTCGATAATAGTAATCCTAATACTTTAGGATTGAATGATCATGGGTTAGCTATTTTCCCATCGACACAACAACGCGAACAAATCACGGCGTATGAATCTAATGGCATTGTTCGTTATGCTTCAGGACTTGATGAATTTGCTCCTGAAATTCAAGAGATAACTGATCAAAGAATCAAAGAACAAAAAGTCAAGGATATTCGTATAATGGTTTCTTATCTTGAAAGAGTTATTGGACGTAACCACGTCGATGTAAATGATGAACACTTTTGGGATAAAGTAAAAACTATTCATCCTAATAATGCTGCATTCTGGCATACTGTATATATTATCTGTGATAATAATCAACGTGTCCTTGAACCATTAAAAGACCCAATGGACATGATTCTACTACTTGCCATAGAAGCTGGTGGCTTTAGTATTGTAGCTAAATCATACGATGATGCAATGGCACTGCAAAATCCACCTAAATTCTATCTTGAAAAATCTCTTGAAAAAGTAGGAAAACAAGCAAATGTTAAACGTTTGAAAAATAATGCACTTGCAAAACTTAACATGGTTTCAGAAAAGAACAAAAAACAATTATTGTATCTTGTGAAATTGTGTGACAAGAGTGGTGTAGATCTTAAATATACAACTCCTACTGACATTCTTTATGATATTGCTGATGATTATATCAATGGCAAACTTTCTGATAGTTCTGCTGAATTTTGTTCAAAGCGATTCTTGGAAATGGCAAGTTTACCTTTCGATTTGCTTGAAATTAAAGCTATCGTTTCTGATTCTGCATATTACCATATTATCCAATTTAAGGGTGATAATAAAATCTATCATACAAAGAGTGGTGTTATGTTAGGTAGGAATGTAAAAGAAGTCGCTGAATATATGCAAAATCCTCTTAATCAAGATATATACAACTCTATTAAAACAGAGATGTTAAAAAACTGGGAAATATAAAAACTTTAATTATAAAAACCTTAATACTATGGCAAATTTAGATTTAAACAAGAAAGAGGCTACAAAAGCCAAATTAAAAGCGAAGAAAGTGGTTGCTCTTAAAAAGAAAACACCTAAATTCGTGTCTGTACAACGTGAAATGCCAACCATGAAATGTGGGGGTAGCAAAAAAAGTAAAAAGAGATGAACAATAATACCTTACAATTAAAGATAAAGCAACGCCTGAATAAGTTAGACAGCAACGATTATGACAACATTGAAAAATGGCAAATAGTTGAAGCTTTTAACAAAGCTCAGAAAGATTGGTGTCGTCGTCAATTGCACGGCACCAATCAGAAGAGTGAAGGTGATGAACAATCAATTAGAAGAATTGATGATTTACAAATTCTTCTAACTGATAAAGAATTGTCTTTAAATAATAAGGGTTTATATTCTCAATCAGAAGTTCTCCCTGCTGATTATTTCCAGTGGAAACGAATTGACATAAGTGGGAATTCTAAATGTTGTCCTCGTGGAAAGAATTTCGTTGTATATCTTGCAGAAGAGGCTAACGTAAATGAATTACTGCGAGATGAACTAAGGAAGCCAAGTTATGAATGGGGAGAAACTTTCTGTACTTTAAAAGATAATCGAGTAAATATCTTTACTAATACTGAGTTTGAAGTTACTAAAGCCAATCTTGTGTATTATCGTTTACCAAGAAATATTGAAATAAAAGGTGTGACAAGTCCAGATTCTTTGACAAAATCAACACAAGAGATTGAATGTGAATTTGGTGATAGTGTTGCTGAAGTTCTTGTAGATGAAACAGTAACGATATTAGCTGGAGATATTGCCGATTACAATACGTTACAGAATAATAGTAACAATGTTGAAAATAACAATTAATATTTGTATATTATAATATGTTTGTTTAACTAAAATATAAAAACTATGGGACTTTATGATCCAAGCTCTTGGGAAAGAGCATTTGTAGCCACCGGAACGAAAACCGGTGTACAAACCGTAACTGATTTCCATGACGGAACAGTTTACAATGTAAGCATTGCTTCTGGTATTGTTACTCCGGGAGCACCAACTGGAGGAAAAACAATGCCTGTTTATGACATGCGTGTTTTGGGACCCGGCTATGTAGGTTTCTTCGATGCTGAGACTAATCAGTTGATTAATATCTCAACTCACGATGGTAAATTCTATGTTGCTGCATCGTCTTTGAAAACCAATGACGCTCAAGGTCAATTTCACGGTGGTTACACTGCTGAAACTAAATCAAAGATAATCAATCCTAAATACCTTCGTCGTCTTGTGAAGGTAAATCCTAACGATGCAACTCAATGTATTGTTGAGATTGGTGATGTTACCAATGGTGTTTCTTGCACTTGTGATTTACCAAACAGTGTTTGCGATAAGAACTTCACTTGTGGAGAATCTTATTTCTTACGTGTCGATTTGACTGGTACACCATCTTTGAGAACATTTGGCCATAACTTCAATCGTGTATTCCAAGCAAATGGAGGTTGTTGTGATGGAAGCGTTGTATCAAATGTTGATCCAGCAAATATCTATTTGCAATGGGCTGAAGCTATAAACGCTGATATGCAAATGAAAGACTTTATTCGTGCATTTGTTGTTGTTAATGGCAATACCTATGCTCAAGATACTGCTACTGCTACCGCATTAGGATTGGCAGGAACTTTTGCTGATATACCGGCTGTTCTTGAAGCTCTTGCAGAAGGAGTTGCTTCTAAATCAGGAATGATTATTCAAGGTGCTTATGTTGACACTACTTTTGGAAATTGTTCATTTATGCCTGATGACTACTATGGTGTTGAACCAATACAAGTCTTAGCATCTGAAGTAGACTGGAGTGGTCAAAATTGCACATTTGAAACTCTTTGTGTTCATATTGCAAAGAAAGGAACTCAAGCTAATGGTTTAGGAGAAGAGAAACTTCGTACTGTTATTATGTCTGAATCTTATGGACAAAATTTCTTCCCTACAGATATTCGTATGCGTGAAGTTGAACAGAGTACTCAGTTACATAACGTAATTGATAGAAACACTAAATACAGTTCTTTCTTCATTACTCACTCTGTACCACGTTTCAATAATCCTACAGGAATATTCGATAACGATCAATACAGACTAAACATCATTGGTGTAGCAAATACTGCTGCAGAAGGACAACCTTCTAATGCAACTTCTGATATTCTTGATACAGCATTCACAGCTTATCTTACGGTAAATGCCGGTACTCCTGATGCTGTTGCTGTAGAAAATGCTTCTGGGACAACTGCTACGGCATACGTGTTCCCAGAAATTTAATTAGGATTTCAAGAAACACAGTTAGTCGTTTTATTTATAGGTGAAAAAGGAGAATAGAATTTGTTTATTCTCCTTTTTCTTTTTATATTAAATAATAAAGACTTTATTATGAATCATCAGTTAAGTTTAGACGTGCAGGAAACAACGAATGAAAAAGTACTCATAGTACTTGATTCGTCTGTGTATGATAATATACTTTCTGTCGAATGCCAAACGTTAGAAGTTACCTTGCCCGGTGCAATAAGTCCTAAGTCGTTTGAAGTAACCGAATTAGGTTCAAAAATAGCTCTCACTTATACCGATTTTCATGAAGGCGAAGAAGATTGTGTTTTACCAGATGGAATATATATATTAAAATATAGTATTAGTCCAAATGATAAAGTATATGTTGAATATAACCACATGAGAACAACACTTCTTCTTAATCAATACAAAAGAGCTTTTTGTTCTATTGATTTAACTAGTGCAACTCCTGATACAGACACTCAAAAGAAATTAGATTTGCTTCGTGAAATAAAAGATTTTATTGATGCAGCAAAAATTCAAGTAGAAATATGTTTAAATCCAGAAAAGGGCATAGCACTATATGCTTACGCTAAAAAATTATTAGAAAGATTTATTTGTAAAGCCTACTAATATGGAAATATACGGAAAATATTATCGTCCTAGAAAAGTAAATGCTATTGAAACCAAAAGTACGTCATCACAAGTACGTAAAGTAGAACCTGTGCAACATACTTCTTCACGGTCTTTAATATGTCCAAATTGTGGTCATTCTTTGGGTTGTTCTTGCAATATAATGACTGGAAAAGATGGAAAAAGATATTGTATCTATTGTTATAAAGGATAATGGGATTAGGAATAAAAATACGAATAAAGAATCAATATAATGGTTGTTTCATTCCAATTGAGTGTAAAGCACACGAAGTTCTTGGAAGTGAAAAGCGACCTGATATTTCTTTCTCTATTGATGGTCTTTCTGAAAGTGATATAGATTATATAGATTTCATTGTTGAAAGAAAAGATGATTTTTATGAAAGACATTCATCACAAAACACTTCATACCATAATGGAGAGGTTTTGTTATGGGCTAGAACCGCTTATTCTGATAATGTTTTTTCTGAACCAGAATTAATAGATGGTATTCTATATCGTCATTTACTTGGAGATAAAACACTCCGTTATTTATTGAGTAATTATGGAGATAAGACGGCAATTACCAATAAAGGGTGGGTTGCTCCAAATTCTAATAATTATGCTGTTAAAATCGACACTGATGGTACAGAAAAAGGTATTACGGCTGTCTATCATTTATATGCAAGAATTCAAGTAAAACAAGCATTTGGTGATGCAAATTTTGTATCATACCCTGAACTATCAAAGATAGGTAATGACTATTTCCTTGAATCTGATATGTTCACTTTCAAAGACGATAGAAATGTTAAACCATTACTTGATGTAAGTTGTGGTGAAGATTATTATGCCCCGTTTAGAATAGATGAAGAAACGACACATAATTTTCTTTATGTTTCTCAATCTATAGGAAACGCTTTGTACGTAACAAGTCCTATTGCAAATGGAAATTATGTTTCTGTCAATGGCACTAGTACCGTATCGGTGAATACATTTGTTGGTACTAGGTACTGTTCTTACAGGGTCGTTGATTGTATTACAGAAGAAATATTAAATGTTTCCGTTAATGGAGATATTCTAAGTGATAATACGATATATCAATTTTCATCAGGAAGTGGAGTTGATTGGACTATTAGTTCGGTAACTGGAAACAAAAGATGTTTTGTTTCACTTGGTTATGCAGATGTACAGGCACAATACAGTGCAACGATCTACGGACGTTCTTCTATTAATTGTGGGACTTGTCTTGGTGTTCGTTCTTTTGAAAATCTACAAACAAAAGAAGTTATTGATATAATCATCTATCATAACGAAATAGATTTCACTGGAAAAGAAGGCGAAATAGCGGTCATAGGGAATTCTTGTTATAGGTATATAGGAATTTCTACCTATACTCCAGAAAACATCGCAGAATCCACAAAACGAGCTAGTGAAGTTATATTCTTAAATACTCAAGATGAAAGGGCATGTCAAGGATATTTTTTATTGCAACAATGTGATAGTGATGTACAAGTAGTTGTTCAATTCTCTGAAACAGAGGCTGTTAACATAGAAGAAGACCTTGGTAAGAAAATCATTCTTGATTATGAAGGTTATGAATTTATTGTTTATAATCTTATAGCTTGGAACAAAACGAATATCTGGGAGGCACCACTTCTTCGTTTTGTAGATTTAGGAAAGAAGACTGAGTGTGAATCTTGTGTGGATCTTATGCCATATTATGAATTAATGGATTGTAAGACCGGTGAAAAACAAGAAATCTATTGGAACACTTCAGGTGAATTTGTAAGAGGTGAATTTCCTATAGAAGAAGTAACAAAAGAAGTTAATGGAAATCTAGTTTCTGATTTATACTATAAATTTAATTTTGACAGTGACAAATGTTTTAGAGTAAAAAAGAAATTTGGTCATTGCCGAAGTGAAGAATTGCCTGTTACATTAGGACCTGATGATATACTTGGATTTGCTACAACCTGTCCGGATTGCAATAGTATGTGTCCTACAATAACAGATTGTGAAACGGGAGAAGTAATCTATGTAACAAGCGATACTGATATCCTTTCATACTATGATGGAAAGTACGTAAAATATTTCAGAACGTCTAATCCAAATGATATTCGTTGTGGAAAAGTTGGATTGTATCCTTGCTTAGCAATACAAGAAACTCAAATTAGTGTTAGTATTTATGGTAATGGTTGTTTCAAAACTTGTGCTGACTGTAATGCCGTAGATACAAAAATTGTCAATAGAGTAGAACACGGTCGCATTGTTGAACCAAGAACAAGTGTTCCTACGTGTAACGGTAAATCTAAATGTAACTGCCATGACTGAAAATGAAATAGATATAGAACATTACAATAGTGTACAATGCAGATTTGCAGACCTGATGTATCAAAAGATGATGTCTAAAAGATATGGAATTTCTTTCTGTTGTGTACAAGAAGAAAAAAAAGTACGAGTAGAAAGAGAATTATTAAATTTGTGTTCAATGAATGAAAATTAAAAAAGATGGAACCTACAAACAGAAAAAATAACGGAACATGTGTTCCAACGTCAAGTAACTCCGTTGTATGGGACGGACCGGATATTGCGTGTATCAGTCTTTGCCGTGGAGATAAAATTACAGATGTTGTATACAAACTTGCAACTGAATTGTGTTCATTGAAAAATAATCTCGACGTCACCAAATTAAATTTTGAAGATTTCGAATTAGGCAAATGTGGACTTGATTCCACTATTGATTTCTTACAATTCTTACTTGATGAAATAGCAAAACTTAAAGGAGATACTAATGTATCTACAAGTAGTGCTTTAGCAGAAGATCCGGGAAGTGTAGTAATTAAAGATACAGGTTGGTTTAAAACTATAAAGAATATTTATGGTGAATATGCCAATGTTATTTCTTATGAAGAATTTGCACAAAAGACTATAGCCATAACTACTCAGAATCAAAAGAACGTAAAGACCGCAAATGAATCCATTGCTTCTTTATCTACTCTTGTAGAAGGAATTAATAAACAATTAGAAACAATTACTAACGGAACGAATAGTGATTTATATGAAGCACAAACAAATGCTATTGTAGTAAAAGGTTCGAAACTTACTTTAGATTCTTTTGTTGCACGTCTTGAAACTGATTATAATACTTTCAAATTAAATACTGGTGATACAGTAGAAACAATGGCATTAGCAACACAAGTTACAGAAGATGTAACTACTACATACCCTTCTACCAAATCATTAATTTTCAAAGAAAATGATTCAATCAGTAATATGATTTATAATTTATTATTGGAAAATCAAGACTTACGAAAAACCGTTAAATATTTGATTGAAAAAGTAGGAACTAGAACTATTGATGTGATTATTGACAGTTTCTCTTACAACCGGGCTTCTAATAAATTTGTCATTAATGGCACAATAAATGGAATGATTGGTTCTTATACTATTACCAAAGCTGAAGTAATAATTTCGGCTATTGGTTCAGAATCGGTCGTAAAAACTTTTGATGCTTCAAATAATTCTTTCAGTATCAATTTAACAGATATTAACTTACCAGCAGAAGTTACAAAATTTGTAAACATAAAACTTACTATTCTTGATTCAAACACTGGCACTGATTTTATTGCAGAAAGTAAAATTGCTTATATTGACCCATATTCAAACTATCCTACTTTACAATTGAGTTCTACTGATACACAAATAGTAGTAGGTTTTAATTGGACTTCAGGTGTACAAACGAAGGCTATCACAGTATATAATACTAACAATGAGATTGTTCAATTATCTCATATAACTTGCAATCCGGGTGAGAACGAAATAGTCTTGAGTGGATTTACTGTAAATACATCATATTACGTTCAATTAGGAGATGGAGCGGAACAGCAAATATCAACACAAGCATATACATGCAGTTTGAATACTTTAACTGACATTAGTTCTGTTGCCGGCATCGGAGAATGTTCAATAGCAACTATAAATACTTACTTAAATAGATACGAATAATGAGCTCTTGTACAAATAATAAAAAAAATTGTGGTTGTGCCTCAAAGGGTATTACCACAGACTATTCTTGTGTAGAACCACCGGTTTGTCAAAAAGAACCTTGTTCTGAGATATTTGCAACTCAGTGCATTGTCAATACAGAAAAAATTTCCGTTCTTATAAATGGCACTTCTGTTACAATAGAACAGAATGAAAGATTAGATTCGATTATACAAAAGTTATTACTTTGTTTTGCCAATCCTACTCGTGCTAATGCTCCAAAACTAAGGATTCTTGCGATGTCATCTAGTTCTATTACAATAGGTTGGAGTGGAGAATCTGATGGTGCATATACAGTTTCAAGAGAAACAGATGGTATTGTATCAACCGAAATCGTAGAGAATATGTTGCAATACACATTTATTAATCTTTCTCCCGCAACTGAATATGTAATTAAAGTCAAAGAAAATACAAGCAATGCAGAATCTGTTGCATTGACAGTGATAACGTTAAACGCTTAATAGAATGGAACTAAATTTTAAAATACAAGTAGAATATCCTTGCAAGTACTATTTTTGGTACAAGATGGAAGGTGTATTGAACGAAGTCTTTCACCCGATTATGAACGGTGTAAATTTTGGATTTGATTTGACTGCTGGAAGTCAAACAATAACTACTGAAATAGATGAAAACAGTTATCTTTTTGGAGAGAATAAAAACATTGTTGTCTATTATACTAGTGCATGTAAATACCCCGAAGAGACAATTACTTCTACATTCATCAACAATGCAGTTCTTGATCCAAGTAAAATAAAGACACAAGTTCTTACATTACTTAATACTCCTGATATAAGAACGAAAGTAACGATAACTTGTACGGCTGCGACAACAGTAGCAATAAGTGGATTTCTTGATATGAGTAATGTCATAGCTACTGATGATTTGAATCCAGCAGATTACAATGTTGTGTTTCCAGCAGGTTCAGATGTAGTTTTGTATATGACAGCTCAAGAAAAAGCAGCCTTAGTAAATCTAAATATAGTAGGAATGACAGTTGAAGATGGTATCACTCCATTGCATAAAGAGATTCTTGATGACACCTCTGTAGAAACAGAAGCTCCTTACTTGCGTCAGATTTTTTGGGATACAGAAAATAGTGGGAAATTTATTCTTAGTAATAATACCGGTGTTCATGTAATCCTAGCATCATCATTGGCGACATCTCTAATAAACGGCTAACAAACAACTAAGTCATGTATGTTTGTTGGTTTCGTCATGACTGACGGCGGAGACTCTTAATATTTATTAGGAGTCTCTTTTTTTTGAAAAATGGGTTATTTTTACTATATTAAAATAAATAGGAGTAGTATGCAAGATATGTCAACATATAAAACGAGAAATGCCTACTTAGCATTTAAAAGAACTCATAAGGAGATAAATATTACAGAAAGAGAATTTTATCAGATAGTCTGTGAGTTTAATAGAAGTTTTGTTCGTAACATGATGACTAAAAGAAACGGACTAATGTTACCGGAAAATGTAATGAGAATAGCAGTTTGTACTTTTAAAAATAAAGCTAAACTTGTTGATTTTGGTAGAACAAAAAAGGAAGGGAAAATTTGCTATTTTGACAATAAGGACACAGATGGTCTTGCATTTAAAATAATGGGTAGAACAACAAATAACAACTCTCTACTATATCCTGCTTGGAGAATTGTTCCTTGTAGAGAAGTGACAAGATGTTATGTTGATTTAATGAAAAAGAATTTTAAGAAATACAAAAGCATTATAGAGTTCTTGGGACTAAAGAACACAATGGATGCCAAAGATTTCAGACTTAAATATGTCTCAATAGACGATTTCTAATATGAAAGTAAGTGAAGCAATATCAAGATTAAGGAACTTAATAAAAGTAGTTCGCGAAGATGCCTTTATCACAGATAGATTTATCTACAGTATGATAATGAAAGTATCAAAACCTTTATTGAGAAAAGAAGCTCTCCAAGTCAATATTTATAAGAATTCAACTTTATTCAAAGAAATACATTACTTTGAATTAGTTGACGTGGGTTCTGTTGAATCAAAATGTTTTAATTTCGAATCACATTGCGTTATTAAAAGAAGCAAAGAGAAGTTACCGAAAATTACGAATATTGACTTAGGTCCTATTATACGTTATGTAGGTAGTCTTGATATGTCTGTTGCATTAACAAGAACATCTTTATTGGAGTATAAAAACAAGAAAAAAATGTCCACGTTCAAATATAATAAAACACATTATTATTGGATTGCTGATGATTATTTGTATATCCCAGAAGTCGATTGGGAGGCATGCAGATTAGAAGCTATGTTTGAAGAGTCATTTGACGATGGAAGATGTTCAGACACTGATGATGAAGATTCTCCACAATGTAAACCAGAACAAGAACGTGAGATGCCTATACCTGATTATATGTTAGATGATATAGAACAAAAAGTATTTACGGAGATTGTTACCGCGAACAAAATACTTTCGATAAATCCTATTAACGATAGACAAACTGATATACTGAAGAACATAATATGAGCTACACATTAAAATATAGAACATTCGATTCTTTACTAGCAGACTGTGCTAATGATTTTAAGAAGTATCAAATGAGAGATTTGATTGATGCTTCTGAACTTATTAAAGTAGCACGTAAATGCAACTATGATTTAGGATTACGTATCTACAAGAAAAAAGAAGTAGTACTTGAGGTCGATAAAGGACGTGTTCGATTACCGAATGATTTCTTTATTTACAATTTTGCAATGGTAATTGTTGATTACCAAGGTACATATCAGGAACCACAAGGACATCATATAGAAGAACGTATAGTTGGAAAGTTACAACCAGAATGGATAGGTGCACCTGTAGTTCCTTCTAATTTTTGTGAACATATAGATCCTGTTGTTCCCGTACAAGAGAATGATTGTGTGTGTCCTCAATGTGGCGAAACAATGGTTGATAATGTTTGTCATTATTGTTGTAGACACCCAGAATCTTGTAGACTCGATTGTAAGGGGAATGTAATACAAATCGTACAGAAACAAAGAACAAAGACCTATTATTATCAAGACTTTGCTCCATTGAATATTGTTTCTTCTGTTGAAAGTGACGATGATATATGTAATCATCTTCTTTGGCCGACAAATACTGGTGTAACCGGTTCAATAAAAGACGGTTGGTTATATGTGAATTTTGAACGTGGAAAGATTTATTTGAATTATCAAGGTCATCTAGTAGACAAAGACGATAATATTCTCGTCCCAGACCATGAGAAATTGAATGATTACTATGAGTATGCGATAAAACGCAGAATCATAGAAAATTTAATCATGAATGATGAAGAGGTGAATCCATCAAAAGTACAAATCATAGAACAGAGATTTATTCAAGCAGAATTCGGAGCAAGATCATTAGTAAACACTCCTGATTTTGCAGAATTGAAAGCATTATATAAGATGAACAGAAATGCAATGTTCTCTAAATATTATGATATGTTTGCAAGTAGTCCAAGATATAACCAAAGATAATATGCCATCGTTTACAAACACAACAGAATTACAAGCAAATTTGTTTAATAATGGAATTGAACAAATGTTCGCTGATTTTGCAAAGAATAATCAAAGATTATTATATGCACGTAATGCTACATTGGATTCTCCTATTGGTGATATAGGTACTGTAAGTAACGAGAAATCAAATAAACTTTCAGCATCTGTGCCAACTGGATATACTATTATTGGTTGTATTTTTACAAAAGAAGATAAATGGGCTATTTTTTCTACTGATAATAAGTCATCGGAAATAGGTTTATATAACGATGAAAAAGAAACCTATATAACAATTGTTAATTCCGATAAATTAAACTTTAGTACAGCTCATTTAATCAATGGTACATGCCGTATTCAGAATGAATGTAAGACACGATTATATTGGGACGATGGATTTAATCCTACAAGAACAATGATTCTTGAAGAAGTACCTTGGATTACTGAAAAGAAAAAAGTTTTTGGTGGGACCTGTTTTGTCGATGTTGATACAGAAGTATTAGATATAGAAAAATTACGTTTAGCAAAACTTACAGATAATATACGATTGGGAATAAAGAAAGGTTCTACTTCAGGAGAATTATTGAATGGTTCTTATTTTGTTGTTGGAGCTTATACAAATGAAGGTATTGTAGTCTCCGATTATAGTTTGCCTTCAAATATTCAACAGATATTCAACCATGATAATATGGCTGGTTCTCTTGAAATTACTGTTGAAGATATAGATACCGAGTATGATGAATTTGAATTAGTTCTTTGCTCAACAATCAATGGTAATACAGAATGCCGTCATTTAGGTTTCTATTCTACGAGAACAAAGAATATTATTATTTCTACTGTAAACGTCGCACAGACATATAATATTGCTTCTGAAATAATTCTCAGAAACAATCCTATTTATGACCGTTCTCAAATATGTCAATCAGAAGGTGATATGCTTGTGAGATTAAAACCTACGGATAAATATAAATTCAACTATCAACCATTAGCAAATAAAATTACAGCTTACTGGGTTTCAATTGCAAAGCCAAAAGATTATTATCGTGATGGTGGGAACAAAGTAGGTTATATGAGAGGAGAGGCTTATGCTTTCTTCATACGTTGGGTATTTAATACAGGAGACAGATCAGTTTCTTTCTTTATCCCAAACACAAGTGGCCAGAATAAAACTACTGCTCAAACAGGAGAAAGTTTTAGAAACCGTTTCCCTAATATTACTATTGGAGATGCTGACGAAGAAAAAGATGTTGTATATTCCTATGGTTCTTTTATATCAAAAGAATCCGAAGAAACTTTCCCAGATAATAAATCTGAGATATGGGGAGAATTATGTGGAAAGAAGATCCCTTATCATAAATTCCCGGATAACAATATTTGTGAACATTTTGATAAGACTAATATATATATTCTTGGAGTTGTATTTGATAATATTCAAGCTCCTCTTGACATTAATGGAAATAAGATACAGAACATTGTTGGATATGAAATATTAAGAGGTTCTCGTGAAGGCAACAAAACCGTTATTGCAAAAGGTATTGTAAACAATATGCGAGAGTATATCGGAACGAATAATAAAAATTATTTATATCAAAATTATCCTTTCAATGCACGAGGAAAAGATATGTTTCATTCAAGGACTAGAACAGGATTTTCAAAGAAAGGTGAATCAAATTTTGGACATAAAGCTTTTCTTGATTCAGATACTGATTTACCACTACTACCTTGGGAAAAACGATCGTCTGATGAAACTACTGACCAATTGGAAGAACGAGGAAATGTATCGGACAGATACTATTCATTTCATTCGCCAGATACTAACTTTATGAATCCATATTTATCTGTAAAAGAACTACAACTTTACGGAAAACTTAGTGGTACGGTAGACGGACAATTTAAAATTCCAGAAGGGCATCCAAAGTTCAAGTTTTTGCGAACAAAAGCATTTGTCACTTCAGCAATACTTGGTCTTGGTTATACCATGTATAAGATTAGTGGGAATCGTTCTCAAACAACGGAAACTCCAGCTGTTGATGGTGGTACTAACTTAATGGGCGTTGGCGTTGTCGAATTAGTAAGTGGTCCATCATCTCCTATTTTGCATGCTTTACAAGTTGGAGCTACAGCGGCAGCAGAAATAGCAATGAAGAAAATGTCTACATGGATTAAGGACATAGAAGCAATTTATAAAGCGATGTCAGGCAGTGATGCAAAGACAGCAGAATGGCTTGCAAATCTACTTGCTAATAAAATATCTGGTGTTGCATCTGGTCGTGGAGGTAAAACTACAATTACAACAGAAGATACTGAATGGAATTCTGTACCCGAATTTATAAGAAAATTAAATGCTTTGCCAATCTTTTTTTCTTATTGGACAGAAGGTATTGATAAGAATATGGCTATCATGTACGGTTATGCTCCGTATAAACAAAGAATGCTACAGTTTGTATCTCATTGCTTGTATAACCAATTTACTACTATAGACGGTTTGAATTTTGATATTGATAAATCGGCTTATGTAGGAAATACTTTTGTTACATACGATAGTGGTAAGAGTAATGACAATGATGAAGTTATTGTTAACAACTTAAATCGTTCAAGAACAGTTGTTCTTGATATAAAGAACAATCAGAAATTGATTGAACAAGAACTTACTGATAATTCTCAATGTTTATATTCTCAGTACATCAATAATCGTTCTAATCAAGATGAATGGAGAGGAGATTCTATTCCTGTTGCATATTCAAAGAAAAGTCGTCCAAGAACAAGTGAATGTTTCTACGGTGCACTGATTCAACCTATGAGTAATCAATACGGACAAATAGATTCAATCAAGCAAATTGCAGTGAGTACGGGAACAGAAAAAATTGATATAAATAATAATTATTCTTCAAGTTCAGAAGTTCTTTTTGGTGGTGATACTTATATCGGAAGATATACAGAAAAGAATACAATGCCATTTTTTTACGATTGGCTTGATGGTGAACCAAATGGAACTGAAATAGATTATCGCTTATATGAAACAATTCCTCATCCAAGATTCTGGATGGACACCGCGAGATTCGATGTTTGTAATTTCATTGATGGTATAGCAAGTCTTATTGGTAAAAATGACGAAGATGAAGTAAGTAGTGTGAACTTCTCTTATTCTGACGAGTTTGACCAATACGAACTCAAAGCAGACGTTCTAAAAAGAAATCAATATATCCACGATATAATTCAAGCACGTCTTAAAGATACAGGTGGGGATGTTGTAGGGTTAACTAAACGACCTTTATATTTCGAAAATTTTATTTCCAAAGTAAATAACCCTTCCCAAGATAGTGAAACGATAAAAATATTAACGAGCGATTCTGTTTTTTCACCAAAGATATTTGTTAGTACAACGAAAGATTCTTTTACAACTATAGAATCGAGTACTTTAGATTTAGATGGCAAAGGTAATAAAGTGAAATTCTATTTACATTCTGCACAATCTTATATTGAGTCAATTGGTACGATGTATGAAGAAATCAGTGAAACATTATACGGTGAGTTATCACAAGTATATGATGCATATAAAGAATTCCAACTTGTTACTCTTTTCACAAATAAGAAACTCTTATCAGACGATGATGGATATGTAACTCAAGATAATAATCCTTTGATGACATCTGTTGAATCACATTTCTATATTATTTACAAGGAGAATTATTTCAATACTATCAGACAATTCAAAATTTCTCAAAAATCTATTGAAAATATTGACGAACAAAATTCTTTCGTATTAGCTAAAACATTGGATAATGGTGTTTATTATCAATTTAAAAATGATGTGTATTATGTATCGAATAATGGTGTGCCAATGTATGTTGTTACCAATATCAATTTAAACACAGAGCCATCAGAAAACTCATTTATCAAGGTTCAGTTTGCATTAGATGAAGGTAATGAATCAAAAGATTCAAATTACGACTACAGATATAGTAAACAAAATATTGTAAAGTATGAAGAAACCATCTTTGAACAAAAAGCTTATGATTTCTATTTGAATAAATTTCCTTCTCTTGTAAAATACTGTACGATATTCCCTGTTGTAAATAAACGTGTGGAATGTCGTTGGTTGGATATTACTGCATACGATGAAGATTTAGATTACGAAAAATGGAAAGACTTTAAGTACAAATATGTAAATGGGACCTACAAGAAAAGTTCTGAGAGTTTCAAATTCGGTAATACAAGTTGCTATTACAATGAATATAATCCATCCGATTATAATATAGACTTAATTGATTATACAGGTATTGACCCCGATGAATGGGACAAATACGCTAGTTCTGAAACCGTCGTGAATAAGTTAAAAAATATCGGCTTGTTTATTAAAGGAGACATCCAAGAAAACCGATACAAGTATTATGAAAATCTTATTAAGATTAAACGTGAAAAACAAAGAACTTGTTCTGGTGAAGCAGTAGGTTACGAAGCAATGTGTCAATATCAGGGTTTTGGTGCTACTATTAATCTTAAATCTACCATTTCAAATATCAAGACTTCGGCACCATCAATGATGTCTGAAGAATTTTTTAATAAGGAGGATTTAGATGTATATGGTAACGGAAACTGGACGTTGGAAGATTTTGATGACTACTACTATAACAATAGTGGTCGTATTTATAATGTTCAAGAAACACTGCAAACATTGTCTCAAGATACTATGCAACGAATGGGAGAGATGCAACAAAAAATGCAACAAATCCAATTAAATGATAATTCGATTGATTCTGGAAATGGAGATTTAAAGAGTCTTAAAAATCTTGAAGAACATGTTCCTAACGATTTGTATGCTTTTGATTTAAGTACACCTAAAGGATTCGGATTTGGTGTCAAAGAAGGTTATATGTACATGTCTTGTTCTGGAGTTAGAGATTTCTATGTGGAAAGTACAATGAATGTTGATCTTCGCGATTGGGGAGATGATGATGGAGAAAGACATTATGATCATCGTGAATACACTGATTTGGTAAAATTATTTACTCCTAAGCTTCTTAAACGTGGTAATTACTATAAGTACGACAGGGACCTTCAGAATGATAATGTATTTACAAATCATCATCCTATTGCACGTATGTATCCAAGATATTATGACCCAAATGATATAGAGAAGTGTTATCTTGAACATCCGAATAGATTGATTTATTCATTACCAGCGAATATTGGAAGTGAACTCGATACATGGAGAATGTTTCTTGTAAATAATAAAGCTGATTATGAAGGAGAATTATCTGGTATAAAAGAATTAACAGAAGGTAGAGCATTGCTTTTATTTAAAAAACTTTCTCCAAAATTAGTTTCAAATGGTTCTTTAAACATTAAAACAGACCTTACACAAATCACAGTTGGTACTGGAGAAAAGTTTTCAAAAGCAGTAACTCTTAATCTTTCTAACACAAATGATTCAGTAGAGAGAGGTAGTTGTCAAAATAATTTATCTGTTATAGGAACAAAAGATGGTGTGTTTTATATCAGTCGTTCAAATAGAAAGATTTACTTTTCTGATGGACAAGGAATAACTGCTATTCTTGATGAAACTATGCGTTGGTGGTTTGATAAATACATACCTTACCAATTGTTGAAACAGGATTTATTTAATGATGTTTCATACGAATATGAAGATAACCCAGTAATTGGTATTGGTTTTTCTTCTGTATATAATCCTATGGATGATAAGGTTTATTTTAGTAAGAAAGATTGGGTATTGAAAGATGAATATTTGGAAGAAACAAAATATATCGGAGGAAATAAATTTCAACTTGCCGATTCTCAAGTAGTAAATCTAGGCAACGAAGATTACTTTGATGATGCTTCTTGGACAATGAGTTTGGAAAAGACATCTGAAGGATTGATATGTGTTTCATTCCATGATTGGAAACCTGAATTATCATTCTCTACATCAGACTCTTTTGTTACTACCAAAAATGGTTCAATTTGGTTACACGGAAAACGAACAGATTCTTTTTGTAACTTCTATGGTGAATCACATCCCTTTGAAATCGAATATATTAGTAATGATAAAAATATTAAAGTAGCTACTGTAAAAAGTATAAATTATTTCATGGAGGTATTTGTGTACGACGAAAATGGTAGAGATAGATTCCATGTGCTTGATTCAAACTTTGATGAGGCTATCCTTTACAACTCTGAACAATGTAGTGGATTACTTGCTCTTGACCTAAAACCAAAAAATGATCCATTAAAAGAATTATCATATCCGATTGTTATGGCAGATAGAATTAGAATATTGTATTCTAAAGAAGAACAAAAGTATTCGTTTAATCAATTCTATGATATTGTGAAAGATCGCGGAGAGTTTGGTGAAGATAAACGCAGGCCACCAATATTTAGAACAAAAGCAAATGGGTATGAGAAGTCTTTAGTAGAATCGAATCTTGATTATTCTAAAAGTGAACTCGAACATAAAAAACTTCGTCACTATAAAACAGGGATTATCTTGAGAAAGAATGATTGTTCTGACGAAAATTATGTTGTATCTTTAGCAAGTTTATTGAAATTAACCTCTTTTAGATAGGATATAATTAGTATATTATAATAAATAAACTTTTGTGTTATGAACACTAATAAAGATATAGCAGGGCAGAATCAAAAGACAGATGAAATTATTTCACAAAGAAGAAACGCCTTTACGAATGCGATTAATGCTAATGTAAACAAGAGTATTTTGTTTGGTCTGAAAGAAGAAGATATTGCTACTTTTTTATCTCCTCGCAAGATGGGTTGGGGTGGTGGTTATGAAGCAGAATTAGCAAAATTAAGAGCACGTGAAACAGAATTAAAGACAAGGTTTAATCAAGATATGCAAGCTTCGCAAGAAGCAAGTTTTAATAAATTTAAAACACAAAAGTTGGCATGGGATAAAAGTGATGGTTATGAAGCAGAATTAGCAAAATTAAGAGCAGGTGAAACAGAATTAAAGACAAGGTTTAATCAAGATATGCAAGCTTCGCAAGAAGCAAGTTTTAATAAATTTAAAACACAAAAGTTGGCATGGGATAAAAGTGATGAACTTGGTAAAGGAGTCGTAGGGGTCAACCCTTTACAAGACCAACCAAAGGGTTGGTCAAATCTTCTTAGAGCATTCTCAGGTATTGGGCTTGATGCTCTTGCAAATATTGGAGAGAGAGTGACGAATGAATCTGATTTAAACGCAAAAAACAAATTATACAATCAAAATGTAGCTGAGAATTTATTTAACACTGTTTCAGCTTCAAAAGGATATAATACAATAAATCCTACTATTTCCGGTGTTGCATCACCGAATTTGACTGGATTCACGAATCAGTTTCAAGGATATGCAGCTTTAGGTGGAGATAAACAATCTACCTCTTTTCAAAAAGGTACAAAACTTGATTATGATGAAAACACATTAAAAGAATTAGACAAATTGGGTATTAAATATAAAATAGTAACTGAGTAATGTTCAACGATATTTACAACCAAGGGAACAATGTTAGACGTACATTGAAACCAACTTCAAGAACTCAAGCAGACCTTGAAGCAGAGAAAGGAGAAACCATTATTACCAACTTAGGCAATGATGTTAATACCGAATTTTATACCATCGGTGGTAAACCTCATTCTCAAGGCGGTACTCCTGTTAGTATACCTGATGACTCTTTCATCTTTTCTAAGGATAAAAAGATGAAAATAACCGATAAAGATATATTAGAATTATTCAGTATGCATGATAAGAAAAGTGGTTATACGCCAGCTGAAATATCAAAAAAATTTGATATGAACAAATATATCGCAATTCTAAATAATAAACTTGCAACACCTCTTGAGAAAGAGACTGCAAAATTAATGATAAAAAAGAATAATGAATCTCTTGGCAAATTAGCTGTCGTTCAAGAAAGCATGAAGGGATTTAATGAAGGTATTCCAGCTGTTGCTCAGACATTTATGGGTGAATATAACATTACTCCTGAAGAACTCATATCTGGTAATTTGTTAGGTTTCCAACGTAATATTTTAGAATATCAAAAAAAGCAAAATGAAGATATGCTTATCGCTTTGAAGAATAGTATTATGCAACAAATGCAAACAAAAATACAACAGGACCAAATGCAACAATCTCAAGAGCAACCTGCTTTGCCCCAAGCAGGGAAGGGTTTATCTTTTATTAAAAACCGAAGAAACCCATTTGACCCAAAACTATTTGAAGAACTTATAAAAGCTGGTTATTCAAAGTCTACTATTGCTCAATTAGAAAAAGAAGCAGATAAAAAAGCCGGTTCTCAAAATTATGTATTGAGAAATGGCAAACTCGTCCCTAAGAGTGCTTGGGAATTAAATCCTAATTATCAGTATTCTGAAGGTCTGAAAATTGGTGATTATGATTTCAATAATGAGTTTGCAACAATCAATGCTTACATGAGTGATCCTATTCAAGAGGAGGCGATGCGTAAGCATTTTAACGAAGTTAATAAAGATAGATTGTCAAGTCCTTTAACAATAGAACAATTTAGAGACTATATTTCAAAATTTCTAGAAGTTACTCCAGAAATATACACTGCGCAACACTCGAAAAAATATAAAGGAAAGACTACTGAAAAAGAAGGTACTGAGCACTCTTATAAACAATATGAAGACTTAATCACAGATCGTAAAGATAAAGAAGAAGCTATTCATGCTTTTCAAGGTTTGCATTTAGCTCTTGCAACAAAAGGTAATCCTTGGAAAAAATTAAAAGCTTTTGGTGCTGCTACAGGAACAAAAGATGGAGATGCTGTTGATATTGAAGGTGCAGGAAGATTCAGTAAAATGGGTAAGATGGGAGATCAAACTGGTAATGAAACTATTGCCATGGCTGAATCTGATGAAGAAATAGCGTTGCCTGAAATTCAACCTGAATGGGAACATTTTAATCCTCCTAAACAAGATGACATTGCTCCTTTCTGGACACAGGATATGAATAATCTTGGTCTAGCTTTAGGAAATAGATTAAATATCTATAAAGGGAAACCTTGGCAAGCTCCTCTTGAATACAGTGAAATTACTCCTCAATTAGTTGATTATCATCAAAGTGCTGCCGATGCTTCATCTGCTTCAAACGCTCTTGCTTCCATTTTAGCAACTCAAGGAGATTTGAATGCTTTCAATACAAACGCACAAGATATAGCAAATGCTTTATATGGTGAAGTAACGAAAGCTCGTGCCGATGAATACAATACTAATGTCGGCATTATGAACCAGTTTGGTCAAACACATGAACAAGAAAGAAATAAGAATGCTGCAAACCAGATGGCTTTGCAACAAAATAGGTATGACCAACAAACTATTTTCAACCAAGCTTTCCATAATGAAAAGAACGCCGCTAATGCTGAAATCGTGGAACAATTCAATAACGCTTGGACTAATAGAGGAATGACACAATCAATGAATAGTCTATATCCAAACTTCAGAACAGACCCTATTACTGGGACTGTTACGAAGAAAGCAGATACTCCTCTTGACGCAAAGGAACAACTTGATAAGACTACTCAAACCATTGATTTTCTTAGAGAGCAAGGAATCAAACTTGATAGTGATGCCGGCGTACAATGGTTTAAAGCATTATCAGGTATGCCCAACAAACCAAATTCTGATATTGAAGCTCTTTTTCAACAATATGCGAATCTTATTGGTGGTCAACAAACGAAGAAACTTGGTGGACCAGCAAAAGGAAATAGAAAAAAAATTGTAATTTTGTAATATGGCAACTTACTTAAAAGACGTACAAGGGAATATCCCTGATATAGAAAAGTTTAATCCGAACTATACTTTTTATGCTGAGGCTTTACAATCTAGGCAATCTGCTTATGATACAAACCATGAGAAACTAAACAATCTTTATGGTTCATTATTGAACGGTGGAATGTTTCGCGATGAGGATATCAAAAATAGAGATGAATTTTTCAAGGCTATCAGCGATGACATAAAAAAAATTTCAGGTTCCGACTTGTCATCTCCTCAAAATGTAATAGCTGCCGAAAGAGTATTTAATCAAATACTCGATAACAAATATGTTAAACAAGATTTGTATAATTATCGTAAAGCACAATCTAAACAAAAGTACATTGACAATCTTCGTCTATATGATAAAGAAGGAAAATATTGGGAAGGTATGGACCAATTACTTAATTATCAAATCTTAGATTACAAAGAAGCTGATAGAGATTCTGCGCTTGATGTGAATATTGGTGATATTGCTGAAGGAGTAAATGTCAATGACCTTATTGCTAAGTCATTAAAAGATATGAATTTGGGCGATGTAGTCCAAGAGATAAGTGATGGTAATTATATAACAAAATATACTAATGGAGAAATAGCTAGAAGCAAATACAATATGGCTATCCGTGCTATTCTTATGAATGATGCTTCTGTTTCTTCTTTCTATCGTGCTCAAGGAGAATTAGCAAGAAGAAATGAAATACAAGCACTCCGTTCTCAAGGTATGACTAAAGAACAAGCTACTGCTCAATATCGGTATAATACTACTCTTAGCATGTTAGATGAGAATGAAGAAAAGTATAGAACGGCATATAGTACATTGAAAAACGCTTTGAAAGATAAAAGTATTTCTCCTGAACAGAGACTTGATGGCAAAAGAACATTGGAAGCCTATAATAAAGAGATTGCAAAAATAGATGCTCAACAATTACGTCTACAAGACGAAGCTTCAATGCAACCACAAGAAGTTCAAGACAACTATAATCGTTTGATGCAATTTCTTGATACAGAAAAAAATACATTGAAGAACGAAAGTAATTCTTTGAAATTAAAGAGTGGAGAAGATGTTATATCTCTTAGCAACATAGATGTTATTCTTGGTGATGCTTTTCTTAATAAAACGATCTCTGATTATACTAATTTGTATATCCAGAAAGATATGAAGGTGGAGAAAAGAGTAGACGAATATGGTCTTGAAGATGTAAGATATAGACATGAATTAAAGTTAGAGGAAACGAAACAGGAAAATCGTATAAAATTGGAACAAATACAACAAGGAAATAAAGCGATTAATCCTACTATAACTCCTTCTACTGGTATACCTGGACTTTCAAATGATGAGAGAATAGATTATGATGAAGGTGAAATTGGTAGGTACAGAGACCATTCTTTGGAATTTAGATACAATGAAGCTGTATCTAATTTATCAGCTGTAGTTGGTGAAAGAAACGATTTTCTTGACAAAGTGATGGAGACTGAAACAGCTAAAGTTCAATTTAAGAAAGAATTTGGGTTTGATTACAAGAAAGAGAAAAAACAAGAATATCAACGAAGACTTTTGTACGATAAGATTCTCAAGAATCCTAAATCATGGATTCTTGAAAAAGATGCAGCACAGTTCACAGAACTAAATAAAAAACTTAATATTGCTGAATCAAAAAGACAAGGTGCCTTAAATGAAGTAACAGAAAAAATAAAAACTATTCCTTGGAATAATCTAAAAGGAAGTGCAGTAGCAGGAATTGATGGTTATACACTCCTTGGTTATCTTACAGAACAATTAGAAGTAAAAAATGGTAAGGTTGTAGGATTTACAAACGATAAACGTAAAGACGATGTCGCTTATGTTAATACATATAAAGAACTCTTAAAATTGAGTGGATTAAAAAATACAAAAGAAGTTATACGATCTGACCCTTCAAAAAAAGTCTACAAAGAAGGAATAGCTGTTCCAGTTTCTTATAAAACAAAAGAAGTTATAGGAGACGATTATATTATAGCTTTACGTAACCAAAAAGACAAAGCTAAAATTGGTGTTTATGAAAACACACAGGTTGTTGGTTACGATGACTTTGAGACACAGATGAATAACTGGAATAATATGGATGTCTATCTTGGAGAGTCTGGTAGAGCGATGACATTTGCATTATTAAACGGTGCTTTAGGTGCATCTGGTACTGCTACTGGTTGGTCTAATTCAAGAATGATTACATTCAATGATAACGTAAATAGTGAATTGTATTCTGAATATCAACCAATTAAAAGAAAGATGGATGCAAATCTTAATAGTGAAACTGTCTATGATGAAAAAGGAGATAAACTAACAGGAGATGACTTGGATGAAATGAGAAAATCTTTCATGTCTGGTGCCGGAAATACTACTGGTACTTTTTCAATTACATCTAACAATGGCGATCCAGAAAAAATTTCTGTTAAATTCACTGCTGGTGATACTGGTAAAGTTTACTTCTTCAATATGCCAAAAACAGTTTTAGATGAAACTCCACGTTTAACTAGAATGTTGGAGTCAAGTACATATTTTAGTGGTAACGAAGATATAACAATCAGACCTACACAGATGAATGGAGAAAGCGTTACTATAAGAGGTAATAAATTAATCTATGCTGGCAGAGAAATTCCTAATTTTCAACTTAATTTTGACCAATATGACCGCGTGGGATTAATAGAATATTGTATAAATCGTCTTGCTATTGATGCAAATAGAAACATTATAATAAGATAAACTAATGGCTGAACCTATATCACAAACAAACACACCTACAATTGTCGCTAATGTTGATAAAGGATTAGCTAGTGGAAATGCTTCTTTTTGGGAAAATGCAGCAAGACTTAATTCTGCTACTCCTTTAAATGCAGCAGAAAGTCCAGAAGCATTTAAAGTCTACCAAGATATTCAACAGAACCCAGGAAGATTTATTTCTAATACTTTTGATAATTTCTCAGGGTATGAAAAACAGGTATTGCAAAAAGCAACTATCGAAGCAAATAATAGTGCTTTAAAGAAACGAGATCCTTATATTGATATTCCTCGTGCTACACCACATTCTGTAGAAATATATAATCCTGATAAGATTGATACATTTTTACCTCGTTATCAGAATTGGGATAGAGGTCTTTTTGAACAATTAGGTTTCGACCCTAATGGTGGTAATGACGAACGATATAATGCAAAATCAACTGCGTTCATGAACTTTAAGAGAACCCTTAAAGGAACCGGTGCTATTGCTTTAGAAACAATCGGACAGAATTTTGTTTCTTATGACGATATCCCATCAGTATTGCCAGGAGTCGATAAGACAATTGATATAGAACAAGCATCAATGGCAGACAAAGCCGTAAAGTCTATCATGTCTCAATATCAACTGACTCATGGTGGTAATGCTGCTGAATTTGGTAATGACATGATGCAAGCTGGTTTTACTATAGGTAGTGTCGGAGAAGCAATTATAACTTCTATTGTTGCCGATGCAGTTCTTCTGGCTATGACCCCTGAAACTGCCGGAGGGAGTGCTGCTCTTGCCGCTGTTACCACGGCTACAAGATTCACTAATTTGGTCAAGAAGATAAAAAATGTACAGAAACTCATGGAGATTACCAAAGCATCTTCTACTATTGGTAAAGTTGTTAATACTGCTGGGAAATTGGGTTTTGCTCCACGTACAATTGGCACAATAAGAAATTTTGGTAGTATAGCAAAAGCTGGAGGAACAATAAGAGCTACTGGAATGCTTGGTGTCAATATAGCTACTGACTTAGCAATAGCTGGTAACTTCACTGGAGAAGCCGGTCTTGAAGCTGGTGCTACCTTTAATGAGACACGCGATAAATTAATTGAACAGTATATTAATATTAATGGTTATGAACCAAAAGGCGAAGACTATGCCGATATATTAGCAAGAGCAACGACGGCTGCACAGAAAGATTATAACGTAAACGCCTATATGCTTTATGCAGCAAATAAGTTAAACATGGGTCTTTTTGTAAGGCCACACATGGCAAAGATTGGTTATGCACTTGGTAGATATGATGGAAATATAATTGACAAAGGTGTTAAAAATCGTTTGATTGGTCGTTATGCTGAATATGAACACGGTCGAGGTATTCTAGGTATTCGTAGAATGGCTGAAGACATAGAAAAAGTCGGATTTAAAAAAGGATTTCTTAAACCTGCCGGTGTTTGGATTGGTGAGGGTGCAGTAGAAGGCTTACAAGAAGTATGGCAAGAAGTCGCAACTCAGTCGATTCAAGAACACTCTATTGATGATTTTTTACATGATAATGATAAATTAGCTGCGGTTGGTTCATGGATAGATTATATCAACGATGCACATCAGCAAGTATGGGACACTGAAGGAACAAAATTATTCCTTATGGGTTTTATGACACAAGCAGTTACAATGGCCCCAATACAAACAATGCAATCTATTGTTGAAGCCGGAGGTAATGCTATGCAGGGTAGACCACAAGACACTTCTAATGTTGGTGGTTGGACCATGGACAAAATTGAAAATTTAATTCACAGAGTAAAGGGGAAAGAGGAATTTGAGAAATATAAAACTGAGAAAGAAAAAAAATTAAAACAGACCAAAGATATTATTTCTAAACGTACTGAGATTTTAAATGAAATAAACAAAAATCCTGATTTGCTTTTTAATCCTATACTTCAAAATATGCTTAGCGTGCATGATTTCGATACCGCACTAAAGGAGATGGAAGCAAATGATATGGATGCTACTAAAGTATACCACGACATCAAAGACGAGGCTTCTTTTAAGTATCTGCAAATGCTTGTTCAAACTAATCAAGTCGATGCGTTCAAAGATACCATCCGTGATATAAAAGCAAATACGACAGAAGACGATATAAGAAAAACATATTCTTCTTCTACTTTGACAAAGGTTCAGTATGATAAAATGCTTGATAAGTACGTTGAAAGACTTGATAGAATAGAAGAAAGAAAACGTAATGCTGACAATATGTTTGTGAATATTTATCCTACCGGAAGTGGATTATCTACAGCTTTTGAAGGAGCTAAATGGAGTTTTATCTTAATGGGTAATAGATATGACCGTGCGTTAGAAAGAATGAACAAAATCTATTCTTTAGTATATGATGAGAAATTTAAAGATTCTCTTGATAAAACTGTTGATATAACAACATTTGATTCTTTGTTTAAATCTGATGTCCGCGAAAAGTACATAAAGTCTCTAGAAACAAATATTGCATTAGCTACAAGTTCAGATATTAAAGTAGTGACTGATGAATTACGTTCCGAATTGCAATTACAAAAAGATAAACTTAATGTACTTCGACAAATAGATAGTACTGTTAAAAATTTTGAAAAAGAGAAAGATGGTAAAAAGTTCAGCAATGAAATAAAAAAACTGTTTAGAGAACGTATTGCTAAAGGTTATGATAAAAAATTTTCTGATAAAGAATTAGACATCTTAGCAAACGCGATTACTGACTATACTGTACTTGGTTTTGAAGCAAAAGGCTTAAATGAGAATATCTCTATTCTTATGAATGACCATGATGTTTACAATAATATTGTTAATAAAGAATTCGAGTTTTTCGAAAAACTTAAAGAAAACCATGGTATTCTTATTGATAAGATATTGAATGCTACATTAAAGCATAACGCTTCTCAAGTAGTTCAAGTTGCTCTTGATAAAGCTGGTATTAAAGTTGCTATTACTCCAGATGGATTAAAAGCAATGAATGATAAAGAGCAATTACCACTAAGAGATAACTTTATCCAGTACAAAGAAGTTGATGGGGAATTTAAACACGAAGCACTTTCTGAATCTAACTATGAGAAAGCAATTGCTCTTATTAAACAGATTTATGCAGACAAAGGTATTATTCTAAAGGATTCTCTGATTTCTAAATCAAAACAAGATTACAGTGAAAGAGAAACCGGATCTCTTACGTCTACCGATGATATAATTAAACGCTTTGGACTAGATAAGCAAATAGTAGAAAGTAATGTTGGTCAAGTTGTATCATTAAGAAATTTGATTTCTGCAATAGAGAAAAGATTATTTAGAATAGATAATGATAAAGTCGGTGGCACTATTGTATTCTGTACAAACTTAGAAGAACCAGTAAAAAGAAAAGACGGAAAATTATTTATCGACATTCGTTTCTTCTCTAATAATTATGTTCAAGAACAAAATCTTAGCATTGATTCTTTTATTGAAGAAGAATTATATAAAAATTATCTTGGCAATATCGAAAAAGGATCTCTCGCATATTTAAAGATTGAACAACTTGTAGACGAAATTTCAAAAGTAAATAAAAAAGTATCGGGTGAAAATGTAATTGCTTCGTTCAGTTCCTTAATTTCTAACAAAAAATTATTATCTTCGCTTAATGAAGATTTGCGAAATGAACTTGATACATTCTTTAGCAATTTCAGAAAATTCGGAGACAATCTTACGAAATCGGAAAGTCCGGTAAATAAAGTTGTCGCTGATATTAAAAAGAGTGAAGAGAAATCAGAAGATAAAGAATCAGAAGATATGAAAGCAATACATGAAATAAATCTTGATACTATCGACAAAGACAGTACAATAAGCAAAGAAGAACTTGTAAAAGAAGCATCTTCTCTCAAAGTAGAAGAACTTGAAGATTTTATCAAGAAGTATAGTTCTAATCCTGAATTAAAAGAAGCAATCTCTTCAGCGTTTGCCGATGATGAAGTAAAGAAAACTGCAATGGCTATTTTCAATAGAATAGAAAAAGAGAGTCAAGAATTTTCTCTTGATAATGCCATAGCCGCTCTTGCTTCATCTGCTGTTCAATCTTGTAAATAATAGCACTATGTCATATTGTATTATAAAATCCGAAACGGAACATGCTTTAGTAGTTGCTGCTCAATGCGTAGTAAGACTATTAGCTTCTACTAATAAATTGACTAAAGAGAATTTTTTCAGTCAGTGTGAAGATTTATTTGCAATGAAATTGATGTCTATCAAAGGTCTTGAAATGGACCCATTGGATGTAGCTTCTTATACACAGTTAGCAATGAATGTTGTTGCACAAACTGCATATTCTGATAGAACCGTTGCAAGGAGTATCATTCTTAATTCAGGAATGAAGATGGGGCAAGCCAGTTTAAGTAACGTGATGAAAAAAATTTTTAGCGACCTTAAAGCTTACCAAGGAACAGAGGGATTAAAGAATGTTGGAACATATTTGATTGACAAAGGAATCATACAAGTTAATAAAAGTGTTTTTGAAGGAATCACTCCTTTAAATATGCTTTCTTATAAGGCTGGTGATGTTGTTTTTTATAACAATGCTCTTTATCAGGTTGCTGAAATAAATATTCCTGCATCATCGTCATATGTCGTACAAAGTATGACTTTAAATAAGTATAATCTGAAAGGTGAAGTAACAGATACTACTATAACTCTGACTCCTGACCAATGGAACTTCACAAAAGTAAATGCTAGTACCGAAGTAGTGGAGAATTTGCTTAAAACTCAAGAAAGTCAATCAGCACAAGATGTTAATGATACTATTGTACAAATAAGCAATAGTGCTATAAATCTTAGCAAGAACTTGACTGAGATTATAAATGCTTCTTCTGATCCAAAAGAAGCAGTAAAAGTTCTTGACCCTTTATTTGAGAAAAGAAAAAAACTTATTGCTCTACGTGATAAAATCTCCCTCTACAATGACTTATTAGAGTTATATGATAAAGATAACGAAGAAAGTAAAGAAACGCTTGCAGAACTTAAAAAAAACCTCAATATTGAAAAGTTAGAAATTGCTTATGATAACATTGATGGGTTCATTGATATTATTAATCGAGAGATTGATGCAATAAATTATGTTTTATCTGAACAAGGTTCTTTATTATACTATACTCAAAGTACAAGTGATGCTATAAATAAATCTATTTTAGAGAACCCTAATGATCCAAATAATCCTCTTGTGAAACAATTGAGTTTGTTTGAATTACTAGCACTCGACGATAGCATTTCTGATATAACGTTATCAACTTCTGATATTCAACCAAGAAAAGGTGAAGAAGTATTTAAAAGTGATGATGCGAGAATGCACGCTCGTATTGTCTTAGATGCTTTGCGAGTGTCAATACTCAAACATGGCGAAGCTCCTCCTTTACTATCTGACCCATTAAGGACAAGAAATATGATTAATAGTCGTATATCTGATTCTTTGAAAATAAAAGGCAAGCAATTATATCTTTCACTTGTTAGAGTAGACAGTTTACCTTTATCTTATAGAGAAATAGCGTTGAAAGCATACCCTGAAGCTAAACTTGTCTATGTTTTCAAAATAAAACATCAAGATGGACACTCTGAAATTGTTGCTTTTCATAGAAGAGATCCAAAAGATTTAGGATTGACAGTACGCAGATTTGCTAAAGACAACCAAAATATTATAGAATCAGAGGTACCGGGATTTGAAAATTATTTTCCGGTTATACCTTTTTTTAGTATGTCTCGTTATCTTGATGGAACCAACCCGCGCAAATTAAAAGGAGAACCTGAAACTTTGACGGAGGAAACTAAAATAGAAGATTTCTCTGACGAATCGACAAGATTGGCTTTACGTAAATTGTACAACTACCATTCAAATACATTTGGTAAAAGTAAATTTTCGATTCTTGATACTATTTCTTTATTGAAGAAACAAATCTATACTCAGGGTTCAATGATGGATTATGCTGCTTCAGGTGGAAATGTCATTCTTGACATAGACTATGTTACTGCTCCACCGAAACAAGAATATACGACCGCATCAAAAATAATTGATAGTACAAAAAAGCAAGAAGTTCGTGTAGTCAAAGATGATAAAGTCGGAACTCGTTATGCAATCTTTGAAGAAAGAGATGGTGTTTCCATACAACATACATTATTTAAGGCAAATATAGAAAAAGTCTTTGAGTTGCTTGGTATCTCAAAAGAAGATATTGCAACATTTGATTTTAGTACAAAGCCTTATTTGAAAAAATTACAAGATATATATACTAATCCAACGAGTGAAGAAGAACCCGGAAGCAGAAAAGGTAATATTGGTTTCTTGTTTATGAAAGCTATTGGTGATGAAACAAAAGATTTACAAGAACAAGTTTTTATTTCTGGTTATCGAAAAGAAGAAAATGGTTCTTATGTCTCTGATCCAGAAAAACAAATCACTCTTTCTGATTTAGTTGGACTTTCTGATATTACAGTTAGTGCAGATGAAACAGGTAAGCTTAGACGTGCCTCTACAATACGTTTTGTCGTAGGTAATCAAACAAAAGAAAATCTTCTTAATTATAGAGAGGAGGTTTTTGGTGATAAAAACTTAATTGAGAAGAAAGAAGAAATTGCTGAAGGATTAAAAGAAACTACTGATGATATAAGCAAACCAGCGAAATTTAAACATGATAATGATTTTTTTAGAGGATTCTATAATCCAAATACTATTACTTTAACACAAGAACAAGAGGAAAAAGCATTAGAATGGTATAATAATAGTCCTTTAAAAAATGTATGTCCTTTCGTTGTTATAAAAGATATTATTACTAATGGTGTTGCTAAATGGAACAAACACGGAATAACTCTTTATAACGGTTCTTCTTTGGTAGATTTATATCATGAGGCTTTCCACGCTTATACACAAGGATTTCTTACTGAACAAGAAAGAAAACAATTATATGATGATGTGAGAAAGAAAGGTGGTGATTCTACATTTGTTGATTTTAATGGGAACTACACTACTTTTGCAAAAGCTTCTGATTTACAAATAGAGGAATTTCTTGCTGAGGGATTTAGAACATACAAACTTACTGGAAAAGTTGATAATATTATTTCTCCAGCCAAAGGATTCTTTAAACGGATTTTAGATTTTCTAAAGAAACTTTTCAATGGTAATCTACAAAAATCTATTAATGATCTATATAAGACAATAGATACTGGAAAAGCATTTGAAGGAAGAGAATACGGAAAAGATTTTGGCACTGGAGATTTTCAAAGAAGTATGTTTCTTGTAACAGGAGAAAAAGTAGATCCACAAGTGACCATTGATATTACCAATCTTGCTCATTCATTTGAATCACATTGGATTGCAAGTAAATTGGCAAATAACAACGAAGAAGGGTTCAATTATCTACTTAATTCGGCTTCTGCGAAGACATCTGAAAACATAGCATTGATGTATGGTTCTATGCAATTAAAGTGTCAGGAGGTAGCAAAGAAATTAAAAAAAGAAGATAATAGTCACATGTCTCAAGCAATTAGAATGCTTGCGAACAACTTAATAGATGTTAAAAATATCAATGGTTCTTTTAATACGGCAGTAAAAGATTCCAAACTTCATACTGTTCATGGTATATTACCATTTCTTTTATCTGAGAGAACAACAGGAGTAAAAGAAATTGAAGAAGATGTTTCTCTCGATGAAGAAGAAGGAACAGGTTCTTCAAGTATGAATGCTATGAAAAAGTACAGCAAGACTGGCGATGAATCAAGTCAGGTAGAATTGGCACAAAAAGAAATTCTTTGGTTACTGAATTTTATACCAAAATATAAAAGAGATGAATCTGGAGCTTATACTAATGAACGAACAGAGAATGTTTTAGGTTTACCGGAAGTAATGGATTGGCACACTCTATTCAATGATATAGCAAATAACTTACATGATGTTTGCAATTTTGAATCATTAGTACAACAATTACGGAAACTTGCCGGCACAAATCCTTCCATACGTGATTTCATTGAAATATTCAAGATAAATGAAATTGATAGTTCTGGTACAGTTAATTCTGACATTGCATCTCTTACAACTGAAGATCAACTTTTGTTGCAATCAAAATTATATCAGACTTTCAATAAATACTTGTGTGAAATTTATAATTCTGTTTTTAGTAATAAGGAAAGAAAAAAAGAATACGATGACGAAGATGATGATTTCTTACTTGAATTGTATAATGAGACAGTAGATGATATTTCAGATATGCTAGATGATATGTACGAGAAAAACGAAAATGCCATCACAGCAAATGCTAACATTACACAATTTAATCTTGCATCTCAGTATAGTAATCCAACAAAAGCTGTTTATGTACAGAAGGCTGCGAATGCTACATTCAGATTGTTAAAAGACTATGACAGCACTTTTGAAACAACTGGTACAGTAAAAACGAACTCTGACTTCTCTGTATCATTAGACATAGATACTATTGAAAAAACGGAAGAATATAATATTGTTTTTGACGATAGGCCGTTTGGTGCTGATAATTCTGATAATCCGATTGTTGCTCAAGCTTATATGAAACTAGCAAAGCATGTTGGTATAGAATTTTCTAATCCGATAGAAGCTCTTAAAATGATGTCAAATGAAAAAAGGATAAAAGATGAATATTTAGCATTAAAGAGCGCTGTTTCTAGAAGCAGTACAAGACCTGCTACTTTAAGGAATGATATAAAAGCATTCATTGCAAAAATAGAATTTAACACGGGTAACAAGAACTCAAAATATTCTGTAACTAATGCAGAGAACCATTTGCAATATGAAAGAACACTTAATAATACGGAAACAGAAATTTGTGCTTTATTAAATAATGTCAGGAATCTTTCTGAACTTGATAATATTCCAGAGTTATCATATTTGAAAAAACATGATTTGAAGAATAACCCTTTGATGAAAGTTTTATTTGATGATAAAGGCAATAGAAGAATAAATCAAGCAACAGGAGAATTTGTAAAGGTTGCCATGATTAACACATCTGGTTTTTCTAAGACTGATACGAAAGGAAAACGAATATCTGCAAGTGATATGTATCATGGGACAGCAGATGATACATTGATGGCAAAGATGGCTTTCTTAACAGATGGAATCATTACAGATTCTCAACATGCCGATAAAACAACAACTTATGCGTTTGTTGTACAGAACGAAAATTCTTCGATACCATTTGGTCTCTATTATTCTATCGGTAAAGCCGTAGAAGATATGGAAGTTTATTTCGTTGATCATGCAATGGAATGTTTGAGAGCAAAAAGAAATCTTGATAAAGATGTTATTGCTGACCATAATTATCTTAAAACATTGGCTAATGTTGAAGGAGAAGGAATGGGATTTTTCGCAAAGATAATAGAGAAAGATGCTAGAAAGGCTCTTAATGAATTATTAGACAGTTTAGAATCAGCAGATAATACTAAAGCAAGAAATGCCATTAGTAAATTTTACAAAGAACACTCTGACAATAATATTAGACTACAACAACGAATTATTGATTATTTAAAAGATTGGGTTACTGAAGTAAACGATACTTTAAACAGTAATCCAGAATGGTCTGGTTATTCAAATGTTCTCATAATTAAAGGAGATCTTCTTTTAGTAGGTGCAGAGAACTATGTTGCCAGTTATATAATGCATCAATTAATGATGGAAGAATTGATGTATGGTAACACCATGCAATACAATCACGCTAAACATGAGTTCTCTAAACGTATAGGTGGGCTTGGTTCTACTGGTGAGATTATGAGAAATGATGCTGGCAAAGTAGAGATGATGAAATCTGCAAAATATCAAAATTCTACTTATGCCAATTCCTTAATAGAAAAGGGAGAAATAAAAAAACAAGGTTTAGCCTATACTCCTATTGGAAAGACAATGAATACTTCCGTCGTTGAAGATATGATTGTTAGTCAAGCTGAAAATCTTATTGCATTATACAAAAAATTGATTGGCGATAGAGCAAAAAGTTATTCTAAGCAAAAAATTACTGACGGGTGGGGATTTGTGACTTTTGATGCTTATAGGGATATTTGTCTAAGTATGGGTTCTATTTGGAGTAAAGAACAATCTGATTTATTCAATCGAATTGTTGCCGGAGAATACATTGAACCTTCTACTGTTCGTAAGTTTTTCCCTGTATTGAAATTACAGTATCAAGGAAACTTACAAGTAGATGAAAACTTGCCAAACCATAATGGTATGCACAAGTTCTCTCTTTATCCTCTTATTCCTTCTGTAATAAAAGATTCTGCTCTTGAAGTTATTCACAAGAAAATGATAACGGAGAATATTCACTATCTTACTTTCAAATCAGCTTCAAAGATTTCTACATCGACAAAGAAAGACGGTATAGATAGAATTTTCACTGGAGAAAACAATTCAGAATTAATTCCTGAAATGTTAAAATTCAACGATGCAAAAACAGTATTCACAAAGAATATAATTTATTCTACATTCTTAAAGAATCAATTATATATACACGAAGAGTTTGAAGGTAGTATAACGAAACCTACTCAAGCTAATGTTATCATTGAAGATAATGCTTTTGATAATGGCGTTCCAGTTGATTTTGTGAAAAACTGTAAAGACATAGATGATGCTGTTGATAAATGGGAGAAGTTGTCAGAGAGACAAAGACTAATGGTATCTCCTGTTTACAGAGCTATCCGTCGATTTGAAAAAGATGCTGCCGACTACACACAGGCTTTATTTGATCAAGTGTTAAAAGACTTTGGTATAGAAAAGGTTGAAGATAAATTTCAAATTAAAAACGAAGTCAAATTTGGTCGCAAGTTAGTTGAACTTCTTGAAGAAGAAACAGATGCTTCAGATGCCGTTATTGACAGATTGAGGAAAACTGTTAGGAACTCTGAAGATATTGGTTCTGCTCTTGCTTTTTCAAAAATCAACCTTGACAAAATAATCAGCAGAATTGAAAAGAAGATTATTAATCAGAAAGTGAAAGGTAGTGCTCTTGTTCAAGTTTCAAGTGGTTTGTTCGGGCCTATATCGAAAGAGTACGATCCTATATCGGAAGAGTACGATAAGGTTTTAATCGGTAATGATTTAGCCGATTACGATATAACAAAAGACGAATTAGGAGAAGGAATACAGGTAAAAATAAGTTTACAAGGCGACTTTGAGAAATTGTTATTGGCAAGAGATTTTGAAGATAACAAAATGTCAATTACAGAAGCAGCAGAGAAAGCTGGTATTACTCCATTAGAAAGATTGAACCAAGCATTGAAAGACGAGAAATGGAATAAAAAATACAAGGATTGTTTAAAGCTTACTTCTTGTCGTATTCCTACTCAGTCTACAAACTCAATGGAGTTATTTACGATAAAACAATTTTTGCCAAAAGAAGGTGGTAATACTATCGTCCTTCCAAGAAGTATTGTTACTAAAACCGGTTCTGATTTTGATGTTGATGAACAACATGTTATGTATCCTGCTATCTTCATTAATGCAGACGGTGATGCCGTTGTTTATCGTGATGATTTAGCTCCTAATGAATCTATTGATTCATTGAAAAAAGAACTTGCTAAAAAGAAATCAGATACATCAATACAAAACCTTTTATCTGGTAAAACGAGCATAGAAGATTTGAAGATTTCTAACGAATCAAAAGAAAGATTGAATGCTCTCAAAGATAATTATCAAACAATAAAACAAGAAAAAGACAATCTTTTAGATCGAATTAAATCTAACGAACTTCTTTTACTTGGTGTTCAAAATCTTGAAACAAGAAGAAGTTTAGAATTTGAGTCTGATGAACTTAAAGAAAATGTTGAAAAGTTAAATGAGCAACTTCAGACTATAATAGAATCAGTTCGTGTGTTTGACAAAGGCAATGACAGAGAAATAAAATTGTTGCAGGACAAGATTAATAGCAAGTCAATTAGTGCTATGTCATCACGTATAATGCTTGACCATTACGATATACTAGGAATGGAACACAATCGTATTCCTATGTTGACACCGAATAGTACTGATCTCTATACTGATTTTGAAGATGAATTGTCTGATGAAGAAAAAGCATTGGTAGAAGATAGTGATACGAGAACTTCTGATGCAACAAAAATATTCAATCCTCTATACGACGAACAAAAACGATTGTACAATGTTGAAAGTTATGATCTATTAAGTATAGCTGCAACGGCTGTTCGTGGTATGGCTCTTATGAGACGTATTGGTGCCGCTATGCAACCTACTTTTGTTACTGATAAAAATACAACCAAATCAAACATCTTGTGTTTGCCACATAACACAGTACGCAGAATGTTTAACGGAAAGAAGGTTGAAATGATTTCTCTTTCCGGGATTACCTCTGTCGATAGATTGGTCCGTATTGCTAATTTATTAGAACAACCTGTTTCGTTGACTGTAGACGTTGCAAAAGGTGCTCACTTGTCTTATATTGGTATTGATAAAAGAAATTTCAGCATACTTGTTTATTTGGATGCCGCCGGCGTTCCTCTTCACTATACTTTAGCTTTATTACGTGACCCCATCGTTCAAGAATTTGCTAGAGAATTATTAGAAGAAAGGACAAATATTTATCGCGGTGGCGGTAGAACTGCAAAAGCCATGGCTTTATTAACAGTTATAACTAAACACCCAGACTTATTTCCTAGTGGGCAAAATATGTCTTACCAAGACAGAGATCTTACTTTAGGTTCTATGAAGTTCCAAGAAGAAACAGTAGTTAATCAAGTAGGTACAAGAATACGTGTAGCGAATGCAGCCAAACTAAATCTACGATGTGAAAAGATATTAGCAAATGCTCTAAGTAAAGGTATGTTCAATGATGTAGCATATGAAAATAATAACAAGAAACGACCATTCTTTCCAAAGGCTACTGCATCTGCAAAGATTGCTCAATTCATAAATCTTATTGACCAATCAAGTGCGTTGACTGATATTATTCTATTTAGTAAGGCTGACAAAGAAGTAAGTAAAGGTTCGTCAATACTTTCTTTAATAAAAGCAAAACGTGAAAAAAGTGACAAGAAAGATAGTGCTATACCATTTTATTTTAAGGAAAAGATAATGAATGAAAGCCCGATTTCTTCATTCTATCTTGAAGAAGAATTAGGACAAATCTCTAGTCTATTCAATCCTATATTAGGTAGCATGGATTTTAATAAATCTATTGCTGATTTACTTGGTTTCAAAGACACATCTAAGGCTGCCGATAAACAGAAAGCAATGGAGTCAATAAAGACTTTGTTCAATTCTTACCTATTCCAAAAAGCTTCAAGCAGTTTTGATTATGCTAATTTAAAAAAATACAAGGGTGTAACTATCGTTGATAAAGTAGGACACAAAGCTGTTTCAGATAAGTCTATGGTTATCAACATCGAAGAGTTGAAGAAAGATTACGATAATGAAAACTTTTTCGAGACTTTACAAATTGGTAATCCATTTCCTACATTCAATTCGTATGTAAGATTTAGAATGGAGAAAGAATATATCAAGACAACCTTGAGTGCTATTTCTCCAGCAAAGAGCAAGATACTAGATGTGTTCAATGATCGAGAAGAAGAAACTGAAGTTTCTGAAGAATACAAGGAAGCTTTTATGTTAGAATTTCTTGATATGTTCAGTAGCTCGTACGAGGAACTTTTAAGTGATGAAGAGGTTGCCGATGTATTGGAACCATTGAAAGTTGGAAAAGTAATGGCGCATGCATTTGAACAATTTGTTTCTAGCCAAAAAGAATTAAGTCATGCTCAAAAACAATATCTTGAATATTTCTTAAAGACTGCTGATTTTGATGTCAAAGGTGTAGATTATAATAATCTCGAAACTCTTTCTATGTACCCTATTTTTACAGAATCTCGTAGAGAAGCAATAAGATTATTGAAACAAGTTGTAAATATCAGAGCTAATGTAAACGAAGAAGGTGTTGAAGATGGAAGTGGGTATAGCATTGGTGAGATTAATTCTTTTAATAAAGAAGGTCAATTCAACAATCTTGTACAAAGACGTATAAAATATGCTGAAGAAAACAATACTTCAATTCCAAAAGCCTTGAAGATTTTTATTACCAAAACAACAAAAGACACCAACTATAATATGCTTATTGAATCGTTAGCTCTTTGTGGTTCGTATAACGTAAGTGCTTCATTCAGTGGAATCACAGCATTTGCTCCAATGTTTATGGCAGCATTGAATAGCGATAAAAAGATTATTGAAACATTTCCTATTCTTAAAAACATATCTGTTGATAAGACAGTTGTAGAAGACAATAGATATAGTAGATCATCATATCTACTCAAACATTCATTCATGGATAAGTACGATAAGAATGCTATGTACTCTGCATTGAACGCTTTGCAAAATCTTAATCGTAAGAAAGGATTTGTTGATGTTTGTACTAATGACTTTGATAGATTCTTTCTAACGTACATGGCTAATATCATGCCATCGATTACTTACATGCAACTCGGACATTTTGAATCTTTGTCTTCATTTTCCTCTATTGTGAATCAGGAGTCTTGCGAACATGAAATAAGACAATTTGTTGCAAAGACATACAACAAAGACCTAAGGAAGATTGATGCCACAAAAGATGGAAGTCTTTTTAGTGATTTTGTTTCTGCATTGAAGAGCAAAGGTCTTATTGATGAAGAAACTGACACTCTGAAAAACACCGATACAGCTTCTCTTAATAATTATGTAATGGACTTTACTGGGAAAAATGTAGATTCAATATCATACAATACTACAAAAACTGTATATGTTGCAGGACCAAATGATCCTGTTTATGATAGACTTGGATTAGAGAAAAACCAAGGTGCGTTAATTAATCTTGAAATTGTAAAAGCTATTGATTCAGAAGGAAACTTATTAGATTTATCTAAACCTGAAATTGTATCTGAGTTTGTTAAAAAACTTGAACAAATAAAAGCGAACAAATCTGATTATGGTACATTCAAAGTGAAAATAATGCTTAGTGATAATCTTTTCCCACAGAAACATTTGAACGATTATACTGGATTCTATAAAGCAATGTATGATAAATTTGGTTACTTTTATCAAGATTATCTTGAAACAAGTGCAGGTGTAGACAATCTCTATGATCATGTAGTTAATTATCTTACGAAATCAGCAGAGATTGAAAAAGAAATAACGGATAGTCAAACAGAAAGACAAGATCAAGAAGAAAATATAAAGAAGTGTTAAATTTTAAAATAGTAAATCATGGCTTTAAGTTGTCCAAATAAAAGTTTGCCAGAATGGAAAAGGCTTGTAGATGAAGTAGGCGAAAGAGAAGCATTGAATGATTATTTTCAGTTTGGAACAATACGTTCTCCATATGCTGTAAAAGATAAATTAGAACGATTAAATATCGCGAACTATACGAATAAAAACTTTAAAATTGGAGAACGATATTTTAAACCTACTGTTGAATCTTTAATAGATGTTGAAAAGAATTCATCCGTTGTAGATGCTATGGTGACACATTTTGGTTATCGTGGCTTACAAAGTGAAGAAGATTTAATTAAAAGAAAATTCACTGATGACATTCGTCCTGTTGAAACAAATATCAATAATGAAGAAAAGAGTTTGAAACTTGCTTTGAAAGGGCTTACACCAGAAGAAAAAATTTCTTTCTGTAATCATTTTGGAATTACAATGACAGAAGAAAATGGAACGAAATGCTAATTTTTTTGTATATTATATAATAAAAAACTAAAGGATATGGCAGAACAAGAAAATTTCCTGATTCCCGGAGAGCAACTTAGTAAGGAAAATCTTACAGAGTCAATAGCTGATAAGCTTCATCATAATACAACCTATAGAACATCATCCGACAAGATTCAGAAATCTATGCAAGACATGATTGAAACCATGTTTCCAAAGAAACTTAGTAACGAAACAAAAGGATTTCAATTAGGAGATGGACTAAGTATAACTTCAGATGGCGTTGTTCATGTAGGAAAGACTATAGGTGTTTTACATTATGCCTATATCAGCATGACATATCAGAACTTTGGGTCAGAATCAGCATGGAGATTAATGCAAAGCACAGGAAGCTCTTATGGTTTAACTGAAGATGATTTTCAAGATACAATGAAATACACGTTTTTCTTTGCAAATAAAGAAACTCTTGCAGAAACTCTTGAACCAGTTGAATTTACTTGTCGTATTATTTCTGGACAAGTGTGTTTTCAGACTAATGCCAACTTAGAAAA